ATCATTGATTATTGCCTGCTGGCCAGTGAAACCAAGGGTATATCCAAGACCAATATCGATTCCAAGGTCGACTGGTATGGCATCAGGCTGACCATCGACGACAAGAAACTGGTCATTGCCCGCCCTTCGGAGGCGCAACAGGACAAAGCGCGAGCCTACTTCAGCGAGGATGGAATCATCCCAGAACGGCCTACACCGAACATCCGTATCGATAACCTCAAGAAGGTCCTCAACAAGGCTTTCGGGATCGATCCCGAGTTGAAGGTTCCTTACGGCGGCAAGTTCATCCAGGCTGGTCAGAAGGTCTCGTTTCGCAACTTCCTGGCGCATTGTTACCAGGATCAGACGACCATCATCGCCCCGGATTATCTGTACATCCGTCCAAGTGATGGACGATATCAGGAGGGGATTGAACGAACTTTTCGCATGGCCATCGGTGCAGAGAACGTCAAGACAGCGCTCGCGCGCAGTCAACTGGCAGACCTCGAACGCAAGAAGGCCGCACAGGCGAGAAAACTTGGGATTTATGACAAGGCGGTCCACGCGTTCTCCGACGAGCTTGAGCAGCTCGGCCGGGAAGCGATGTCTTTCGGCCTGATCGACAACTTCCCGGATAAGCCTACGGAACAGATCGCTGCACTTCGGCTAGCGCTCGACATGGCAGATATCTTGCCAGCACAACTCGATAAAGCAGATCGAATCGAAGCCGAGATTTTTGAGCTACGCACGAAGAACCGCCGGTTGGTGGCTTTCGTTGAAAACGGAGACCACCATAAAGACGTGCTAAGGAACATGGCCGATGCACTTAAACCAGCCAGCATATTCGGCACCAATTTAGAACAGGTATTTCCGTCGTTCTTAGCCCATCAGGTGGTTTCGCGCCTCACGACGGAACTGGACGATATCCAGCGAACCATCCGCAGCCGGGACACCTTCCCCTTTCTCAAGGAGGTACAAACGCTGATCGATGCTAACGAAAAGCGCATCGACGATCTACGAGCTAGACAGGAGGAATTACGGCACAGTGAGGCGATGCGCCTGAGTCCGCAGACCTACCACCGTTATCTTGGTCGGCTCGAGTCGAAGCTTGAGCTCTATGCCAGACGCGACGACCTGCACCAACCAGTTATCAACGACGACCTCGATGCGCCCATCCGAGAACTGCAGGAAGCAGTCGACGCTAACCAGCAGAAGACCGCCTACACCAAGGAAGAACTCAACCGACGCATCAATTCACGGTTGACGCGGCTGAAACTCAAAGGTTATGAGGGCTTTTCCGCGCATCTTGCCGAACGGGACCGCCTGATCACCCTGTACTCCCCAGATCTCTCGCAGACTGAGAAAATGCCGGACATTGGCAGTGCGTCGAACTACCTCTACCTGCATGTCGCCTATTTTCTTGCACTGCACGAGATCGCCAAACTTCAGCGTGTACCTTGGATGCCATCGTTCTTGGTGCTGGACCAACCCAGTACGCCGTATTGGACCGACGGTAAGCCAACCGACGATATCCTCAGCCTTGAAGTCGTGCTAAGGGAACTCAACGATTTCGTCAAAGAAATGGACGCACATGGAGGCTTTCAAATCATCGTGCTGGAACATATCGAAGAGTCTCATTGGACCAGCCTCGGGTTGGAACGATTCCACCTAGTTGATCGTGAGCTGCGCGAGGATTATGGATTGATTCTCCGCGGACCTGCCTCTACAGCGAAGGAATAGTTGTCTTGGTCAAACCGGTGAGCGGCACCAAACCGCTCAGTACGGATGAGCCGACCTCTTCGTGGCGCAATATCCCGTATCAGAAGCGACCTGATTCCGCTACGATTGCTTCGCCCATATCCCAAATGCGGTAGGTGCTTTGAGGGTGGGTGCTGGCAGTGCGGAGCACGGATTGTCGACGTTCGGATACGGCCAGCCAACAGACGATCGGAAACCGCAGCTTCAAAGGACCGTTTCGGGTCGTTTGCATTCAGCGAAGCCAATTACCGAGTAGGTCCATCCTCACCGTTGATGGCCCGCCAGCACTGCAACGCATACGCCTGCAGGTACTCTAATTTTTTGGCGTCTTCCCCGATAGCTTCTCGGTGTTCGAGAACACGGCGTTGTACGTCTGGATCGAGTTCGACGGTGTCATGGCCCACGCTGCCGGCGCCTGGATTGCTGGGCCCGTGATCACTTTGGCCGGCGATGAGGCGCACCCCGCAAGTGCCATCAGCGACACAACCGCGCAGGCGGCGTAGCTCTTTCTTGTCATCTTCCAGTCCTTTCCAAGCTTTCGCGTCTGCGGTTGAGATGGCGGCATTCGCTGCGCGCCCGATGGCCATGACCTGCTCGGCCACGGCCAGGGCCTGACGGTCACGCTGTGCCAGCTCTGCGGCGTGCTGACCATCCAGGCGCCAGCCGTTGGCCACCCAGCCCGCCCCAAACACCAAGGCCGCGCCCACGGCGGCCGCCAGGGCCCGGGCACTCATGCCAGCCCCCCTTCGCACAGCTGGCGCTCTGCCGCGCGGCGTTGTACCAGGCCGGGCAGCTGCTGGCCACCGGCATAGGTCCAGCGGCTCAGCTCTGCGCACGCGCCCTGCAGGTCGCCCGCATTCGCCTTGCGCACCAGGGTGGATTGGCAAAACGCACCCTCCCCCACGTTGAAGGCAAAGCTGAGGAAGGCGGCGCGCTGGCCGTCTGTCAGCGGCTGGCGGATACAGCCCAGGGCATCGGCGTGCTGGGCCAAGTCCTGGTACAGCAGGACCTCGCACTGCTGGCGGGTGAAGGTCTGACCCATGCGCAGCGCAGGCCCGGTGTGGCCGGTGCACGCGGTGATGATGCCGATGGGGTCGCGGTAGGTGCGCAGCACGGTGCCCTCGTACTTAGCCACCAGCGGCACGACCAGCGCGGTGGCGGCCGCGCCGATGGCGGCGATCAGTTTGGCTTTGCTAGACATCGCACCCTCCCTGAATGGCTTGCATGCGCGCCAGGTGCTCGGCCTCCTTGCGCGCGTCATCGCGCAAGCGCAGCTCGTGCTCCTTGCGCCGAAAGTAGTAGTTCACCCCCAGGCCCAGCAGCGCGATGATCACACCCACCCAGCCAAAGAACGCGCTGGAGGTGGCCCAGCCCACACCTGCCGTTGCAGATCCCGCCAGGGTGGTTTTGCTGCCGATGGCTGCGGCGTTGGCGGCTTCGATGGCTGTTTCGACTTTCATGGTGTTCGGGCGTAAAAAAACCGCCCGAAGGCGGCGGTTGGGGGGTGGACTGCCTTCTGGGGGGCAGTGTCTCGGCCAGGGTGGCAAACGCATAACCCTAGCCGGGGTCACACGGTCAGGATGTGCCCTCGTAGCTGTAGCTGTGGCTCTCGTTGCGGCTGGCAGAACCCGAGATCCCGGCGCTGGTGTGCATCATGTTCATGGCCGATGCCGTCAGCTGGGCAAACACCTGGGTGCCGACCTTGGCCGCGTCGGCGCGGGCGTTGTTGGCGGCGATCACGGCCTCGTTGTTCATGCGCGCGGTCTGCAGCGACACCTGGATGCCGGCCTCGTACTGGCGCATGCTGGTTTCCCACACCTTGGTTTGCAGCTCGGCCTTGGACTGGATGGCCGCATTCGCCACCCGGTAGGCGTCCAGCATGGCCGCCGACTGCTTGCCCAGCGCATCCAGGCGCAGGCCTTCAGCCGCCACCCGGGCACGGTAGCCCTCCCACTCGGAGCTTTTGGCCTGGGCCAGCGCCTGAAAGCGCGACACCAGGGCGCGCGACTTCTCAGCCTGGGCCTGCACCTGGGTGGAATACACCGCCCCGCGGGCCTTGAACACCTCCACCTTGGTGGCTTCCGCCTGCACGCCCGACTTGTAGATTTCCATCTTGGCAGTCTCGGCGTTCATCTGCGCCACATAGGCGCGCACCTGCTCGCCGGCGGCGCCGATCTTGGCTTGCTCCAGCTGCACCAGGGTCTGCGCTGCGGCCACCTGGGCGCGGTAAATCTCGACCTCGGCCATGCCGGCCTCGATCTGCACCTTGTAGCGCTCGACCAGGGAGCGGTTGATGTCCGCCTTGGACTGCTCGGCCGCCAGCTGGGCCTTGTAGACCTCGACCTTGGCCAGCTGGCTTTCGATGATGGTCTTGTAGACGCTGGCATACGATTCGTAGCCCTGCAGCAGCGCCTTGAACTGCTCGAGCTGCGCGTTGTGCACCGCAATCGCGTTCTCGGCCATCAGGCGGGCGGCTTCAAACGTCTGCTGCTCGATCTTCCAGCTGTAGTCCATCAGCTGGGCCTCCAGCTGCATGCCCTGGGCAATCGCTTCGCGCAGGTTCTGCTGCTCCAGCTCGGCCTGCTTGATCGAAATGTCGCGGCTCAAGTCACTGAGCTTGCCCAGGTAGTCGCGGTTGGCCTGGCGCAGCTGCTCGGCCATCACCCCGCTGGGCAGCACAAAGCCCCGGGCCTCATGCAAGCGCAGCACCTCGGTTTCCCCGGTGCGGGCAATGGCGGCCTCGCGGTCACGGGCCCGCGCCCACAGGGCCTGCTCCACGGCCGGGGCCAGGCCGCTGCCGCCGGCGATGCGGCGGTTGAGCACCGCCTTCAGGTTGTCCAGCAGCTGCGATGCGTACTCGGGGCCCCGCTGGTAGCTGTAGGGCGTGGGGGCCAGGATTTCCAGCTGGGGGGCGTCTTGCAGCTTGTCCAGCCAGTCTTCGCGCAGATTCACCCCGCTGAAAGCCACGGCTTTGAGCTCCAGGAACGTGGGCGCGCCCGGCATGCTGACGCTCGGGGCGGCGGGCACCGGCACATTGCCCACCGCGGGGACGGTGGGCACCACCCCGTAATTGATCGCCGGCGCGGCCGGAAAGACCAGCGGCGGCAGGGTGTCCGTGAACTCGGGAATGTCAATGTCGGGGATGGCCTCGGCCAATGGTGCGGGCGTGCCCCCCACGTTCGCCGGGTTGTAGGCGATGTTGGGCATGGCCGGCGCCGCGGGTGCTTGCTCCAGCGTGGGCGGTGCCATGGTCTGCCAGGTCACACTCAGCGTGGGCGGCGCGTAGATCGACGTTTCCAGGGCCTGGGTGAAGGTGGTCAGCTTGGCCTCTGCCGCGTCAGCATAGTCCTTGGCCAGCGCAAACGTGCTGTTGACCAGCTCGGCCGCGCTTTGCAGGTCTTGGGGGTTGGTTGCCATGTTCAGATCCTCCGGTTGTTGGATGCCACGGTGGCCACCTCGACGGCATCAATCGAGAAGGCCGCGCCTTCCTTGTTGCTGAAGCCGAAGGCCAGGTAGCTTTCGCAGATGCCGCGGCCCGGCGAAGCCCGGGACACCTCCGAAGCGCGCACCGCGAAGGGATAGGCCCACTGGCCCACCTTGCCGTGCACATGCAAGTTGCCCACGCCCGCTCCGGACATGGAGAAATAGACCGCGCTCATGGCTTTGCGCAGGCTGCTCTGCCACTGCAGCAATGGCGTCATAAAGCTGGCGTCAATCGGCCGGCCCGCATCGGTATCGCCGCCCAGCGCATACAGGCCGGTCACATCGCCGGCGTGCGTGGGGGTGATGCTTTGAAAATTCCAGTCAAACTCGGTGACTGCCCCATTGAGGGTGTTCATGCAGATGGTGGTCATATCAGTTCAGCACCAAGCGGTGCCCTCCCCGGAAGAAATTTCGTCGGTGATGGGGTTCCACGAATACCAATAGCGCCCCGTGGAATCCTTGGGCAGCACATCCAGCGTTGTTAGCACCTGATCCACGGCCATCAATCGCGTGTTCTGCCCATCGCCCGATCTGGCCATCCCCAGCACAATGAATGTGTTGTTGGAGCCCAAGGGCACTGTCCTGAATGAATCGGCGGTAGGTAGTGCCTGGGGCTGCGTGTAATCAAGGTACTCGTAAGTGGCCGTCCACGGCGGATTCGTCAGCGAAGCTGTGAAGGTGCCCTTCACCCCCCGGCGATAAGTCCGGGTTGTTTTGGCGCTATAGACCGGGGCGCCGTTGCTCAGAATGCTTCGCTCGATGCTCTGCTCAAACGAGTAGTCGTAGCTCTCCACAAAGTCCGGTGGCCGCACGTACCACGACACACCCAAAATGCAGTCATACTCCACAAAGGCGGGCTTGGTCGTGTAGGGCTTGAGGTCAGTCAGCTCCGTCTGCTGGGTGATGCGGTTTGTGATGACCTTGAGCGTGCTGTCTTTGCCGTACTCCGCCATCAGTGGTTTTTCCTCCACCACCGATACAAAGTCGTCCGTCAGCCGATCTACATAGGCAAAGCTCTGTGACCCGTAATACCGCGACTGGCCGTTTAAATACTCGTCGTTAGGTCCATACGCCGTGATGGTACTGGTCCCCTCCGATACGGATGCCTCCCGAAAATAGACCTGCTTGGGCTGCACCACAGTGGTAGTTGTCTTGTGGTCGCTCGGGCTGACCACCTGCCGCATCTGGCTCGTCGGCCAGTCTTTTTGAGTGCCGCCCGATAGCGTGAACTCCCACGCTGCAGCCACGCCAAGGCTGTCCCGAATGTCTTGCAGGGTGTGCGCACGCGCAGCCAGCTGCCAGTCGGCGTACATGTGGATGGCCACGCACACCTTGGAGCCGTCCGGTGAGAAGGTCACATACCGCGCGAAATAGACCCAAGCGGTGCGCGCGTTGCACACAAATTCCAGCTTGCCCGCGAAAAGAACGCTTGTCTTAGGCGCCTTGTTGGGGTTCTGCCTGCGCACACGCACCACCGCATAGTCGTGGTAGCTCGTCCCGGCCACAGACGCCGCGCCACCCGGGTTCAAGTTCGCATAGGGGGCCGTGCCTTCAATCGCACATTCCACGATGAACAATGCGCGCTTGCCAAGTGGGTCATGCAGGTTTGGCGCGTAAGGGTGGATGCCAACACCAATCGCAGTGTTGGTCAGCGTGTCATACATCCGAGAGGTGCCGTACACGATGGCCTTATTGCGCAAGCCCACGGGCGCAGCCAGCAACTGGGTAGGCGGCTTGGGCGCTGGCAGTCCCGGCAAGGCGATCAAATTGGTGTTTGGCGTCATCAGCCGCTGGCGCGTGCCTGGGATGACTACGGGCGCGGCGCCGGTTACAGAAATAGTCTGCCCCGTTGTTGCGTTGGCGCTCACCTTGCCATGCAGGTACGTGCCTAGATACACATTCCTTTTATCCACCAGTCCGGGAAGGTAGCGCCATTTGTCCTCCCCATTGTGTGACCACGCCTTAACGTGGGTGTACCCGGTGGCTTGCTCTTTCTCGGTCCGCGCCAACTTCGATAGCTTCGCGTTGTTGACGGTGCCAGTGCCGACGACGACTTCCCAAGAGGACAGCACCCCGTCCAAGGACTGAACGCTGCGAACACTTCTGTCTGAGCGGCGCACCGAGCCCTGCTTTTGCACATTGCTGAAAGTAAGCAGTCGGTTGTACGGCGCAAAGAACCATACATGCTCGTCTTTATCGCCGTCCGCTGGCCACACCAGCACCTCGTCCTTCCCGCGATGCGAGCGCAGCAGCACCCGCGTGCCATCCGGCAAGAAGCGCTCCCACTGCTGGCCGGGGGCCACCGACAGGCGCATCTGCGCAGCGAACAGGCCATACAGGTGCTGCACGCCGGCCAGCTGCGCCTTGGAAATCGGCCGCTGCAGCACGCGCAGGGCCGCCGGGGGGCGCGCCTCGGTCGGGGTGCCATCGAGCTGGAGCCAGAACGGGTTGTTCAGCATCACTGCTCCACGGCCAGGTACTGGGGCACCCCGTTTTCAAGCCGGAACGTGGCGGCCACTTCGCGCGCGGCCGTCTGGTAGCGGCCCTGGGTGATGCGGCGCAGGGTGCCACTGTTGAGGCCGGCGGTGATGCTGCCGCCCAGGATGCACAGCATGGCGGTGCCCGAGCCGCGCCCGCCATCACCCAAGCCCACCATGTCGCCCGGCACGCTCACGCCCGAGCCCAGCACCACGCCCTCGTTGCTGACATTGCGGTAGGCCAAACCGTCAAAGCTGCTGCCGGCCAGGAATGCCAGCTCACGCTCGGTGCCCACCCACACGCCATCGTCCACCGGCTGCACGGCGGTGATGGGCGCGGTGAACTGGTAGAAGTCGCCCAGGCCATTGAACAGCTCGGGCTGGAAGGGCATGGAGGCGCGCAGCACGCTGCCATCGGCCACCAGCACGCGGCCGTTCCACCAGGTCATCAGGCGCCCGGGCATGGCCGGCATCAGGTGCTCGGTGCGGCAGGGCACGGTCAGGTTGTCGGCCGTGCCCAGGAAGCTGAAGGCCCCGCCGGGGGTGAAGCCTGCCAGGAACAGCTGGCTGCCGTTGGGACTGGACAGGTAGACCTGGGTGCCGTGGCCGGGCTCGACCGCCAGGCCTTGGATCAGGATGCCGCCGCCCTGGGGCACCTCGACCTGGCCGCCCAGCACCGCCCCGCCCTCCAGCCCGTCGCTGTCACGCACATGGGCCAGGGCATACAGGTAGGTGCCGGCATCCAGCCCGCCGGCCACGGCCTGGGCCTGCCCCGCCTGCTGGGGCAGCGGCACGCCCCAGGGCATGCAGCTGCGCCCATCGGTGATGCCGCAGATCAGCCCGTTGCTGAAACCCACCCGGCCATCGGGCAGGTCGCAGTACCAGACCCGGACCATGCCCAGCGCCGGATACAGCAGCGCGCGGGTACCGTCCGGGTGCAGGGCTGTGAGGTCGCCACCACAGGTAAAGAGCATGAAATGCGGCGATTGCCACAAATTCTTGTGGCAGTTGTCATCCAGGCGCACATAACCTGCTCGGCGGCGGACTTCCTCGCTCAGACCGATTTCCACATTGCGGGCGCTGGCCAGCTCGGTTTTGCCCTGGCGGGCCAGGGGCATCACGTTGTTGATGCCGGTGAATTTCTTGAGTGTCAGCATCGCTGCCCCCATTGCAGTTGGTGCCGTGAAAACCGCGTGGTCGGCGGCAGGGAATGCGCGAACACGGTCGTGCGCGCCAGCGCCAGCTGCCCGTACTGGGTGCCTTGGTAGCCCTCGGTGATGGCCTCGGATTTGCCCAGCGCCGTGGCGCCGCCGAAGCGGGTTTGAGAGGCCATGCCCTGGGCCTGCACCACCAGCTGCGCCGACAGCGGGCCCAGTTGGGCCAGCGGCCCAGCACCTTGCAGGCTGGCTACGCTGCCCGCGGACAGGCCCCCCATGCGGGCCGAAGGCGCAGCCCCGGCCGCGTGCACCACCTGCACCAGCAGAGCGCCGGGGAACCGGGTTTGTGGCGCCATCCCCTGCTCACGCACGAACACCTGGGAGGCCACGGCCCCGCCGAACTGCGCCAACGGCTGCTGCAGGCCCAGGCCCTCGGCCCGCAGCTGCAGCGCCGCGGCGCCAAAGCGCACCGGGGCCAGGCCGCCGGCGGGTCCATACCAGGGCTGTGCCGTGTGCGGGCCACCGAAGCGCGTGGCCAGCAGGCCCTGGGCGTGGACCTCCTGGGTGGGAGCTTCGGGCGTGCCGGCCGTCAGCTCCACTGCCCCCAGGGCGCCGTCACCGATGGCCAACGCCCCGATGGCGCCGGCGCTGCGCAGCACCGCCTGGGCGGGCGGTGGCGGGCTGGCCACCTGCAGCACCTCGGCGCCCAGGGCGGCAAAGCCGATGGCGCAGGCCCCCAGGGCGCCGGCATCCAGCAGCACGGCCGCCACGCTGGGCGCCGGGGCGGCGGCCGGCACCCCGCCGGCAATGGCATGGACGCCCAGGGCAGAGGTCGCAACAGCCATGGTCAGCGCCTTAGATCACATATCCGGCAGTGGGCAGATAGCCATCGCTATCACCGGGCAGCGCCGCCATACCACCCTCACCCGGCGAGCGCAGGATGCTGAAACTGGCCATGTTGAACTTCTTGCCGGTGGTTGTTCCGGTGAAATCAACAAGGGCAATCTCTGAAAAGGGGCCCAGCTCACACACTGCGGTGCTGTGGTGCGAACCGGCGGAGAACGACAAGGTGTAAACCTCCAGCTTGGCGCCCTGTTCCGTCACAAAGCGCTGGCGGCAGTCCCCCACAGCAGTGCAGCCGTAGACGGCCACATTGCCGTCCTTGCTCACAGTGAGCGTGGCGTCTGAAACGCCGTCCACAGCGTCGCCCAAGGTTATGTCGTACAGCGCCGCGTTCTTCAAGTTGGACTTGCAAATGCGAACATTCTCGGCCTCGACCAACTGCTTGGTGATCCCAAGCCCCAGAACGTCAAACACCACGGTCGCGGCGGAATCAGGCTCCAAGGAGATCGTGAACTCCAGCGGGTGGCTGGCGGGCTGCGGGAAGTCGTAGCAGGAGTAGGTGCCACTGCCGAACGTAATCGTCACAGTGTCGCCTTCGGGGATGTCGTAGGTATAGACCTTGGCCAAGGCTGCATCCAGCGTTTTCAAGGCGCCACCGGCTGTGTTCTCCAGCCCAGTGTTGGTGTCGCTGCCGTCATCGCGCACAAACAGGAACAAGCGGTAGTCGGGCAGCGGCAGCAAAGGCGTACCACCACCGCCTGAAGGCGCGTCCACCCACTTGAGTTTGCCCGTGGTGGCATCCAGCGCCAGCATCTGGCCCTCGGCCCCACCGGGCGGGATCATGGCCAGGCGCGAGGCCAGCGGCGTGATCACGACGCGCTTGTCCCCGGCCGCAAAGTCGATGGCCACGGCCGTGCCGGCGGAGTTTTCGTGCACGGTGGTGCGCTCCAGGCGCTCGCCACCCACATCGTCGGGGCCGTAGTACGTCCCCACGCCTACTTCCCATGCGCCAGTGGCCGCGCCATTAGCGTCACACGCATACAGCAGGTATTCGGTGGTATCGCCCGTGGCCAGCACTGCGCCAAAGGCCTTGTGCGCAGCCAGCGCAGCACCAAAGGTCACGGCCGCGGTGCCCACCACGGCGCTTTGTGCCCCCACACGGGCAGCGAGTTTGTGCGTCATGTCAGTGGCTCCTTACAGGGCAAACAGCTTGTTGGCGCCGTTGCTGATGCGCACCAGCAAATTGCCGCCATTGGTCTGTGCGGGGAAGCCGGTCACGTTGTCGAAGTAGCCAATCAGTGCGGAGGTTTCGGGCACGCCGGTGTTCTTGTAGATCACCACGGCCTGGGCCACCTGGCCCGCGGGCAGTGCCAGAAACTCGGGGTCGTTGCAGTCAAAAACGCCACCGGCAGTGGACTTGCCGGCCAGCTCCACCGGATCGCCCACCGTGAACGCGGCAACGCTAGCCAGGAACTCATGCGCGGCAGACAAGACGTAGCCATCGGACAGCAGCACCGCGCAGATGGTGTCGTTGTCCATGTTGATCTGGGCGCGGAGCAGTTTTTCCTTGCCTTTGGGGTACAGGGTGTCGGCCATGGTGGCACTCCTTCACGAGGTTGCTGAAGGTGCACAGACCAGGATCCGCGCACTTGGAAAATCAGCAGCCACCAATCCGTGCGGAGTGATCGCCAAAAGCAAATGGGAATGGCCGGCCTACTGAAACTGGCGCCAGTCTCTCCAGGCCTGCCACTTGCTGCCACCCCTAGCCGGGGTGAAACAAAGAAGCCCCAACTGCATGCGCAGTTGAGGCTTTCAAAATTGCTCTGGGTGTAACGGCCAAGCTATACAGTCTTCATCTGGTGTTGTGCGTCGACTATCGGCCAGAAGCCGACGCTCTATAAGGAGGACTTATGGCGAGCTATGGCATGCATGGAGGCTCGATAAAGGTACGCGCCTGGTAAGCTGTGCCACTTGATTCTTAGCTACAGTGCTCAGTCATGAACATCCTTCTATTTCTCGGCGGGCTTTTCTTGCTGGTCATGGGTGCCAGCTTGTTGGTGCGAGGCTCTTCCAAGCTGGCCCTGTCGTTTGGCATCAGTCCGCTGGTCGTGGGACTGACGATCGTTGCGCTCGGCACAAGCGCACCCGAGGTTGCAGTCAGCGTGGGGGCCGTGCTCGATGGGAAAACCGACATTGCCATTGGCAACGTGGTGGGCAGCAACATATTCAACGTTCTGTTCATCCTTGGCATCAGCGCGTTGATTGCACCGCTGGTGGTCAACATTCAGCTGATACGCCAGGAGGTACCGATCATGATCGGTGCATGTTTTCTCTTGCTCGCCTTGGGGTTGGACGGTCAACTTTCGTTTTTCGATGGCGGTTTTCTCTTCGTGCTGCTGGTGTCTTACACAGTGTTCCTGATCGTGCAGTCACGGCGCGAAACCCAGCTCGCCAAGGACGAATACGCGGGTGAGATCAAACCCTCTGCCCCCGGCGCCTGGGACGATCGGTTGCTGGTTCAGTTGCTGCTGATTGCCGCTGGCCTAGCTGCGTTAGTGTTCGGCTCCGAGTACCTAGTGCAAGCATCGGTGAGTTTCGCAAAGGCCATGGGTGTGAGCGACCTGATCATTGGGCTGACCATCGTTGCCGCTGGTACCAGCATGCCCGAGGTTGCCACCAGCATCGCCGCAGTCATCAAGGGCGAACGGGACATCGCAGTAGGCAATGTGGTGGGAAGCAATACCTTCAACATTCTGGGCTGCCTGGGTGTCTCGGGCCTAGTGTCGGGTGACCTGGGGTTGGACATGGCTCCATCGCTGCTGGCCTTTGACATCTGGGTCATGGTGGCAGTGTCGTTTGCCTGCCTCCCCGTGTTCATGACTGGTCGCGAGATCGCTCGCTGGGAAGGCGGGGTCTTTCTGGGCTACTACGTCGCATACGTGGCTTACTTGATCATGGCCGCGCAGCAGCACGATGCGCTGCCAGCATTCTCGGGCGTCATGCTCAGCTTCGTCGTACCGCTGACGGTCGTGACGCTGGTTGTTGTGTTGATCCGCCGCCCAGTAAAGAAAGGATAGAGCACTAAAACTTTGCCCTCTATCACTAGCTAATGACTGCTATGGGTCGAAAGCAGAGCCATCTAATTTGGAAGTGGATTGGCTTCTGTTACGACCATACCGAGGCCACCGGAGGATGGGCGGAATGCACTGCGAGAGTGCCCGCCCACATAATCCGGCATGCTCAAGCAAACCACCCTCGCCCTTGCCTTGTGCCCAGCTGCTGCCCTCGCCAGTTGGCAAGCCGACATGGAATACAGCCAAGGGGATGGCCTGGGGATGATCCTGTTTTTCTATGCCTTCCTTGTCTACGTCATCGTCAAGGATGGCTTTAAGCAATCACGCGCCAAAGGCTGGGGCTGCCTTGGGGCGTGTTTGTTTGTGGGCTGGCTGATCATCACCTTCAAGTGGGCGTTGGCGCTGGCCAGTCTGGTGTTCCTGGCCAGCTTCCTTGCCTTTTGCTGGGAAAAGCTCAAGTAGCCGAGCTGCCCATCACCCGCTTGGCGATCTCATGCCGGCGCTGCTCAATCCGCGTCAAACGCTCCCGCTTCTCGTCCGAACTCATGTTCGTGTCAGCCTGCACCCGCTTGGCTTGGCTGTTGAGCTGCGCCAGCAGCTTGGTGGCCGTGTTCACGGCCCCGCGGCTGCGGATCAGTTCACCACTGCTGTCCATGATCTCGCTCGCCTTGGCATGGTCGCCAGAGGCCAGCGCATCGCGGTACGCAGCATAGGCCTGCTCCACCGACTTGGACTGCTCGTACATGGCGGTGACATAGCGGCTGCTGCCCGTTGGCAGGCCCTCGGCAAAGTTGCCCACCAGGAACACGTCCTTCAGGCGCATTGCCGGGCTTTCGCCACGATCCACCACGGTGTTGCGCAGCAACATGTCGGTGGCCACCGTGGATGCCGTGGCCATCCATGAGAAGTAGCCACGCAGCAGGTGGTCGATCTGCTTGGGGCTCAAGCCGGCATACTCGCCCTTCATCAGTCGGGCGGGGTCTGGCAAACCCACCTGGCCCAGGAAACGTGCCGCTTCCGAGGTCCGCTCGTTGTAGCGGTCCTCCGGGCGCAGCCGCTGGTCGGCCTGGCTTTCGATCGCGCGGCCGGTGAAGCTGTCCTTGTTGGCGTAAATGTCCAGCAGGGGCTTGAACGCCTGGGGCATCGGGTCAAACGCAAAGGTCTGGCTGACCATGTGGCTGATGCGTTCCATGAACCGCTTGCTGTCCATCTCCTCGCTGAACATCGCCTCGGCCGTGCGCTCGGCCAGCGTGCCGATGGCGCCCACCTCAAACGGCTTGGGAATCCGGTAGGCGGTTTCGCCGATCTTGAACCACCAGTAGCTGTCGCGGTCCCAGTCCTCGCGGCGCTTCCAGTCCTCGTCGTCCGCATAGGCCGCCAGCAGCCCCAGCGATGCCATGCTCACCGCCATGGCCACGGTGGCGAAGCGGCGGGGATCTTCCTTGGCGGAGCGGCCGAGCTTGTACAGCCCCTGTAGGCGGGCATTGAGGAATGGCACCGATTGCGTCAGGAAGCGCACCACAGGCGCACTGCCGCCCATGGAGAAGTCCATCAGGTCGCGCGCCATGAAACTGGCTTCGGCATGGTTGTGGCCCTTGGCGATCAGCCGGTCATAGAGGGCCGCGCGGTTGATGTTCTCGGTCCGGTCACCAAATTCGTCATAGACCGCGTACAGCGCCTTGACCTGCGACCACAACTTCTGGGCACCGTTCTGGTCCAGCATCACGCCAGACAGCTTGGCCACCTGCTTGCGGGCGCGGTCGGTTTGCTCTTGCGTGCCGAACTTGATCACGCCGCCGGAAGCCAGCATCGAGGCATAGACCTGCGAATCGCGCGCCGTCAGCTTCCAGCCATTGGCGACGTTGGCCGCCGGGTTGTAGCTCAGATCAGCCATGGCCATCGAGGACACCACATCACGGATCAGGTTGCGCACCTTGAAGGTGGGGTTCACCGTCACGCCCCAGGTCAGCCACTGCTTGGCCTTGGCCAGCGGCTTCATCAGGGGGCTGGCCTGGTAGTTCAGCGCGCTGATGGCCTCCAGCAGGTAGGGATCCTCCACCATCCAGTGCTCGGTCACCCCGTCGCGCATCACCTTGGCAGCGCCCTTGGTGTCGCTGGGCACCTTGTAGGCCACGGCCATTTTGTCGGCCGCATCCATGGTGGCCAGCGCGGCGCGGTTGCGGGCCGATGCGGCGTACAGATTGCCCCAGTTGAGCAGCATGTTCTGCAGCAAGTCGGCATTGAGCTGCTCGGTTCCGCCCTTGAGCTTCTTCCAGGCCTTCTGGTTGGTCAGCCCCTTGGAGAAGCTGGGCCCCTGCAGGCCGCCCTCTTCCTCCATCAGGCGGTAGAAGGGCACATAGGGCTGGTCGCGCATCAGGTCGTAGGCGTCCTGATCAATCAGCCCGGATTCCTTGGCTATGCGCAGCACGCTCTCGTTGAAGCTGTTGAGCTGGGCCAGGGCCTTGGCATAGGCCTGCTTGCGGCTGCTGCCGTCCGGCATCAGCCCATCGTTGAGCGTCTTCAGGCTGGTGATGTCCTGATCGCTGAACAAGTTCTCCTTGCCCTGGGCCTTGAGGTTTTCTGCGCGCTGGGCCGCCACGTGCATCAGGAAGCGGTCGTGCTCACCCTGCAGGCCGGCCAGCACCTTGGCAAAGCCGCCCTCTTTCACGTCCACATCCGGCACGCCATCGCGCAGGAACGGGCGGCCGTACAGCAACGCTGCCTCCAGGGTGCCGTCGCTGCCCTTGGACATGCGCGCCAGCATGTAGGCGTTCTGGTCCAGCTGCGCAATCGGGGCGAACTGGTCGACCATCGCCTGCTTCATGCGCAGGCCCAGGTTGGCGCGCAGCTGATCGAATCGCTCGCGCAGCGTGGGCACTTTGTCATACCCGGCCACGGCCAGGTAGGCCCGCTCCTGGTCGGCCGTCAGGCTGCCCATGCTGGAGCGGATGGCGTCTGCTGGCTGGGAGCGGCTGAACATGGCCTGCCCTGGGGGCGCGTCATTGACAGCATCGGCCTGTGTGGCTACATTTCGAGCTTGCAAGCCCTGGGTGGTGCGGTATTCGCTTGGCAATTGGAGCCCTGTTGACCCGAACCACTCAGGGCTTTGCTTTTGGTCCAGATACGCCAGCAACCGCTTGCCGTCTCGCCCTCCATTCAGCCATCGCTGGATAGCCTTCAAGTCCTCCTTGGGATACAGGCTCGGCACAAAATTCAGCGCCACATTCCCGCGCGTCACCTCCGGGCTGATGGCCACCACCAGCGGCGAACCGCGCACCATCTCAGAAGTCACCACCACAAAGCGCCCATCCACGGAGTCAGAGCGCAGCACCATAACCGGTGTTTCCAGCAGTTCGGGTAAGCGCTTGAGAACGCTTGGCGTCACGCCATGATCGAACACCACCTTCTGCAGCACTTTGGCAGAAGTTCTCAGATTGCCTTCAGGAATCCCTGCGGCGGACAATGCAGTCGGCAAGGTCGCAATTTCAATGTGCTGCCCGTTACCAACCTCGCCCAGCTGGCCGGCTTTGATCGCTGCATCCACGGCGGCACTGAACCCAGGATGACGTGCAAACGCGGGCTCTGCCGCACCTGAAGCCTCTGCAGGAGATCCACGCTCCACCCAGCCACGCGCTGGCAGCAGATAGCCCTGCACGATGTCGGCATCGGTCAACTCCAGCGCCTTGAAGCCTGGCACATGGCTGCGCAGGAAATTGCGGATCGCAGCAATCGCGCGCTGCACAAAACCCAGGTCAGGGCGGGTCTGGGCCAGTTCGGCCAGCACTTCCTCGGCGGCATAGGCCACGTGATCAGGATTGCCCATGTCCAGGCCGTACTCTGACGCCTTCGCGGCCACGTCCTTGGGGCGCAGCTTGGCGACCTGATCCAGCACCTTGTCCAGCTCGGCGCCAAACCGCCCCCGCAGACCATGGTGGCCCAGCACCTCGTGATACAGCACCCGGGTGGCATCCGCTGAAGTAGGCAGCGCACTGGCCACCAGGTACACCTGCCCCTGATACCAGAAGCCTTCGGGCTCGCCGGTGGCGCCCTGGGAGCGCTGCGCCTGGTCGGCCTCGCGCACAGCCTCGGGCACGCGCGGGTCATTCATGCTGTCGACCACCGTGATGCGGGGGCTCTGGCCCCAGCCCTGGGTCAAGCTGCCGACCGTGCGCTGCACCATGGCCCGGCGCATCTGGACTGCCGTGGTGTTGAAGACGGCCGGGCGCTCTGTCCGGCTGAACATGGCCACGCCCTTGTCCGTCTCCTTGGTTTCCACCGTGTGGAAGAAATGATCAAAGGCGGCGCGGATGGCAGGCACCTCGCCGGCCTTGGCATAGGGGTAGCTGCCTTCCAGCCGCATGCCCAGGGCGGCCTGCGCCTCCCAGAATTGCTCGTCCACCACGTTGGCCAGGTAATCGTTGCTGGCGTTCTGGTCTTCCAGCTTGGCTATCAGGTAGCTCTCGAAGGCGCGGGCGCTCAGTTCGGGGTCAGTGCCCCAGTATTCCTTGGCACGGCGGGCATCCAGCACCGCGGCGCGGGCACGCAAACTGGTGTTGTTGATGGCTTTGATGACCTCGGCAAACGCTTGGACCATCTCCGGCCGAACATTCGCATTCGGGGCAAACGTCTTGGCTGGGCCACGGGAGAGCACGCTTACATCGCTGGCTTCCGTCAACATGTCATCGGCCTGGCCGCGCATACGGGCAAAGTAGTTGTCCACGGCATGCCACCACTCATGGCCCAGGCTGCCGGCGCCCGACTTCTTGGTCAGGTTGATCACCACCTTGCCTCGCTCGTAATGGGCAGCCGCCGGATTCTTGCCGCCAGCCCCCCGGGCGCCAAAGGCCAGGCCCAGCTCGCCATTCAGGGAAATGGCCTTGGGTGGCAGCTGCAAGACTGCTGCCATGTCCATGAGCGCGTCGAACGCATCGTTGAGATCCTGCTGGCGGCGGCCCTGCTCCACCCAGTTGCCAAACTCCACGCCCCGGAAGCCGAAGGCCTCGCGGAACTGCTCGGGGGTCACATCCAGGCCTTGGCGCATGTCCTGGCCGACGCGGGGCCGGTTGGTGTCGGCGCGCTCCACCGGAACCTCTTTGTACTTCTCCAGCTTGGTGGTCAGCGCGTCCAAGTTCTGGTCGCGGTACTCGCGGGCTTCACGCACGGTCTTGAACGGGCCGGCCAGCTCGGCGTAGTTGCGGCCGATCTTCTTGCCCACATGAATCTCACCCGTGCGGCGAGTGGACCAAATGTCAAAGCTGGGCACATTGGCCTTGGCTTCTTGCTTGGCCTGGTTGGCATGCAGCTTCTTGAACGCCTCCAGCGCCTGCTCCTTGGTGTCGCCGGTGGCCAGCTCACGGGGCCAGTTGCCAAAGCTGCTGCTATTGGCTGCCTGCTCCACAGCCCACAGCGTAACGTTGGGTTTGCCTTTGTAGAGCGTGTAGAAGTGCTCGCCGAAGGTAATCCCCTCAAGGCTCTGGCCATGGCCCACCGCCTCGTACAGCTCCGCCCGACCTGCAATGCCACGCAGATCCCGGCTGCCAGCCTTCAGAAGTTCCGTGCGCAGCTTCTGGTGCGGCATCTGGCCGTCCAGCATCTCCAGCGCAAAGGCGCGCAGCTCCTTGACCTGCGCTGCCCAGCGGTGGACCTTGAAGCTCTGGCGGGGCTTGGTAGGGATGGCATCGCGCAGCGAGCGCACCATGGCCACCGTGCCGGCATCGTGGCCGGCATCAATCAGCTTCTGGTAATCCGGCTGTGGCCAGACCTTGGACAGGGGCTGCTCGGCAATCGCATCGTCCGGCACGGCGCCGATGTCGTCACGGAAGCCAGACCACACATCCTTGCGGGCACCACCGATTTTTTCGCCCACATCCTCGATGCGCTGCGCTGGGCGTGAGGTATCGGCTGTCTTTGGGGTGGGCGCGGGTTTGGCTGGCTCGGCCTGCCCCTCTGGCTGCGCTGGGGCATCAAAGATACTGGTCTGCCCCGACAGTCCAGCCATGGGGTCTTGACCCAGTTGGAAATTCTCGGCGCTGGCTGCTTGGCGTGCTTGGATCTCGCGCTGATTGCGCTCTGCCTGGTCGCGGAGCTCGGCTTCGCGGTCCGCTTTGGCCTGCTCCGCTTGCGAAAGGGACTGCGCTGCTTGGCGCGCCAGTACCTCCTCGCGGGTGTAGGTGCTTAGCTCTTGGCCTGTGCTTTCAATGCCTTGGCCTGCTCCAGCACCCGTTTGCGGGCTGCCGGTGCGAGTGCCATCAGTTTGGCCAGGGCCTGTGCTTGCTGGCTGCGCTTGTTGTCGTTCGTTGCGGATTGCATCTTCAATCTCCTGATCTGAAAAACCCAGGGCACGCATCGCTGCCGCTGTGCTCACATTGCTGGGTGCATCAAAAGGAATTGCCGCGTCAATCGCTTCCAGCTCCTGTGCACTGTACGTGTCTGCCAGCTCTTGTGCAAGGACCGCCTCGTAAGCGGCCACCTCTTCGTCAATGGCCTGCTGTGCCTCCATTTGCAGCTGGGCTTCACGGTCGAACATTGCACGCATCTGCTGCTCTGCCGCATCGGCAGTGAACATGGGGTCCACCCGCTCGCTGCGACGCACCGCACGGTCGATCAGTTCGTACAGATCGGCATCCGTGGCACCTTCTGGCAAAAAACCTTCTTCGATGGCGTTGTGCACCAGCAAGTCCAGGGGTTTGCCTGTTTTGCGAAACACAGGCCCATAGCCTGGAACCATGGTGCCGCGCAGTTCTTGCAGGCCTGGGGCGAACTCGCTGCGACTGTTCAATGACACTCCATGCTTGCCCAAGAATGCGCGCATGGGATTGGCGTCATAGCTGCGGCTGCGGGCGTTGTCTCCGGCCGTGCGCTTGCGTGCTACGCCTGGCGCGACATCCAATTGCGGTGCGGACGGCGGTTCTGCGCTTTGTGCTCCCGCTGCTGCTTGCGCTTGAGGCTGCGCGCCAATCTGCTGGGCTTGAGTGGTTTGCGTGGCATCGGCTACCCCTTCTTGCTGGGGGACTGCAGACCCTGGCGTTTGAACTTGCGGCGCATCCGGCGCTGCTGCTTGCGATTCATCGTTGAGAGGCGTGGCGGGACCATTGCTTGGCTGTCCTTGGGAAGTGGCCTGCGCACCTTCTGCGGTGCGGGCGCTGGGGAAGTCGCCCACCAGGGGCAACAATTGGGAAATGGGCGCCTGCAGCTGCAAGACCTTCACGGGCTGGCCGTCCTGGCGCTTGGCCAGCCACTGGTGGTGGCCGTCCACCACGTAGCCGTCCGACGACACCAAGATGGCGCGGTCACCGCCGGTGCGCTTGGATGCCTTGCGCACCTTGGCTTCAGAGAATTCCGCTTGGGTCGGCTTCAGGCTGTTAGCGGGCACTTCGGCCTGCTCGCTGGCGATACCCTGGCCCTTGAGGTAATTGACCAGGGCGCCACGGTGTGCGGCATCGACCTGGGGCATCCGGGCACGTGGGACACCCAAGGTGCCGGAGCTGGGGCCAAATGCCACCCACTCGCCACCGACACGATCCCCTGCGATGTCAGCATTGCCGGCTGGTGTGCGCTGCGCCGGGGCTGCAGCGCCACCGGGCGTGCCCTGCTCCATGGCCGGCTGCAGCGCGGGGCGCTCGGGAATCAGCGCCTCCATGGCGCTGTTGTCGGCATTCGCATCGACGGCCGGAGCTGGATCCGCAGGCAAATCGGCGCGTTGGTTCAGGCCTGCGAACGCTGTGCGGGCGTCGGCCAGGCGGCGGATGCGGGCGATTTCTGGGGATGTCAGCGGCTGCTCACCAATCGTGCGCAGCCCCTGGTTCACGTGCTGGATCACGCGCAAGGTGTTGGGTGCCCCACCGTCGAATGCATTGCGCACGCCACTGGCCACACGGCCAGCGCGCAGGCGGGCATTCGTTTCTGTAGTCAGGTCGGCAGGGTCGGCATCCTGGGGGGCTTGGGCTTCGTTGCTGGCCTGGCCGGCGGCCACCGGCTGGGCCTCCCCCACGTTCAGCGCCAGCCAGGCATCCTCCAACTCGCCACGCACCGCCTCCACTTTGCCGGCGTCCGTGTAGTCGGTGGCTTCGCGCACGGCTTGCTGCATATCGGCCAGCGGGTTGGCCACCGGTGGCAGCTCGCGCACCGGCTGGTCCTGGTACTGCTCCTGCCAGCCTTCTGGCGGCAAGTGCGAGTCAGCCGCTTGCGGCGCCATCCCCATCAAGCGGGCGCGTGCGGCAATCCGCTGGTCTTCTGGCAAGCCTTCGATGTAGGCGTCCAGCTGAGCCCGCGTGCCCGTGGTTCCATCGGGGAACACAATCATGGGGTCGGGGTTGTAGGCCAGCTGCAGCGGTGTTGGCGGCTGCTCTGGCGCAGGCTCTGCGGCGGGGGCGCTGTCTACGGCGTCAGCTGCCACTCTCGACAAAGGACCGTTGGCGCGATCGATGCCCAGGTGCTGCGAAGGTGTCAGCACCGAAGCACCAGCACCGGTCATGCCGCCCAGCACGGCACCCATGGTGGCGGCGCCGGCCACGCCCTTCATGGGGTCCAACTCAGGATTGAACGGAACGGCCGCGCGCTGGCCCTCGTACTGGGTCACGCCTTCTTCCAGGGCCTCCTGAGCACCCTCCACGGCGCCAGTCTTCAGGGCCCGGGCCACCAGACCGCCCTTAAAACCTCCGGCGCCGGCCACCAGGCGCTCCGCCCCCACTAGGCCGCCGGCCGCGCCGATCAGGCCTGGCAGCACGCTGGCACTGCGGCCGGCTGCCAGGGCCTGCTCGTCGGTGGCCCCGCCTTCCCGGGACAGTTCGTAGGCCGTGCCCGCGGCATCGCCGCCGGCGCCAGCCGCCCCGACACCCGCGCCAGCAGCCAAGCCAGCCCGGGTCGTGCCCTTAGTGCCCAGGCCCAGGGCACGCGCCCCAGCGGTTGCCCCCTTGATGGCCACGCCCGGGGTGGCAAAGGAGCCTGCACCCTGTGCCGCCGCCAGCAACGGATTGCGCGCCACGTAGCCCAGCGTGGCCCCGACCTCGCCGCCCATTCCATCGGCGTCCTGCATTTCCTGGCTGTAGCGCGCCTTCTCGGCCTTGACCACATCGGACTGCGCGGCTTCGCCGGCCTCGACAATGTTCTTATCGATCCACTGCGAGGCAGCATTGCCAGGACGCACAAAGTTAGCAACCGCTGATGCAGTGCCGGCTGCCGCGTTGGCGCCTTCAATCACGGTGTCGTTGATGGCGGCCAGGAGGGAGCGCCTGGGGGTGGCTGGTGCCTTGCCAAAGTCAGGGTCTGCAAACGGATTGCTGGCTGAAGGCTGCCCATTCACCGGTGCATCACTGCGCCCAAAATTGGGATCTGCAAAGGGGTTCTGTGTGCTCATGCACCCACTTTGCCCAGCGCCATCCATACGCGCGAACCCCAGCCGGGGTGCAAAAAAACCCGCCGAAGCGGGTTGTTGTCACGGGCGTGTTTCGGTTATTTGCCCAGATAGCGGGCAGAGGCACCGGGGCCGTACTGGGCATCAAACTGCGCAGCCAGCTTTGGATCCTTACGCAGCGCCTGCACGTGGTTGGTTAGAGGCTGCGCCGCCTGTGCACCAACGGGCACCTGCTGAGCCGTACCATCTTCCATGATGCGCACCAGCGCCTGGCCACCGCGCACCACCGCGCCCATATCGGTCGTGGTGTCTGGCAGGTTCACCGTCTGCAAACGGTCCGCCGCCGACTTGCCGGCCAGGGCCGCCAGGGACCGCTGCGCCAATGCGCGCTGCTCTGTGCTGGCGTTGGGGTCCAGCAAGGTGCTGCGCAGCTGCTCTTGCTGGGCCGCGGCACGGGTGGCAAAGCCCTGGGTTTCTTGGTCCATGCCAAGGCGGGCCGCATCGATCAAGCCGCGGCGGGCATCGCGCCGGTCAGCGCCGGACTGCCGCATCTGCTCACCCATCAAGCCCGCGTTTTGGCGCATCACCTCCACATCGGCCGAGGTCTGCCCCCTGGTCATGGCGGCCATATCCTCCGCTGCAGCGTTCTGGTAGGAGGCTTGTGCTGCCCTGGCGGAACCCTTGGGCGCCCAGTGCGACTGATGGATCAGGCTGTCGGCATTCGTCTTCTGGCGCCGCAGCATCTCACGCGCGGTCCAGTCGTTGCCGCTGTGCGTGGCCGTCACGCGGCCAATCAGCCCCTGGGTCGGAGACTGCGGGACGTTGCCGCTGGTGGCCACACGGCTGATGCTCTCCATCTGCTGGTTCGCGGCCAGCTGGTCAGCGGCGGCCATGTTCTGGGCAGATGGCGGCCCCTTTGGCTCGCGGTCCAGACTCACGGCCGCATCACCCGTGCCGGCATAGCTGTTGCCGGCGCGGTAAATGCCCGGAGCAACCTGTCGGGATGCCTCCACCAGAGGGCTGGTCGCCCCGGCAGTGGGTGGGTTAACCGTGCCACGTCCAGCGCCAGCGGCGCTTGCAGGTTGTGCAGCAGGTGCTGGCTCGGGTGCTTCAGCCCCAGCAGGCAACGCTGCCAGCGCTACAGTGCCGGTGGCCACCTTGTTGGCAACACCGGCGGTGGAGTTCAACGCCCGGCTGACCAGGCCGCCCGTTTGGGCCACCTTGCCAATTCCTCCGACACCCGGCAGTGCCATGGCCGTGTTGAAAGCCTGGCGGCCCAGCTCCGAAGAATGGATGCCGGATTGAGGTCGTGCCGCCGGCGCCTGGCGGTCTTCTTCTGTGGGGATCTGGTCGATCAGTGCGCGGCGTGTAGGGACGGACGTGGCCATGGGGGTACCTCATTGGTTGCTTGAGGTGCAGTCTCGCGCAACAGCAACCACGAGCCCAAGCCTTAGCGGGGGCTTGCCCAGGCTTCAGCAAACTCTAGCTATTTGACCGACAGGAATCGACCCTTTGGAGTCCTTAAAGCTCATCGTGTGGATGTGTTTTTTCTAGTTAAAATTCTTGCGATGGCTGCTCTTGCTCACTTCACGCAACAACCGGTTGATTACCGGGGCGCAGCCCTGCCTCGCGGACGCTTCCGCTCCGTCACTCCGCCCTAATCTGGGCACCAGCGCAGCAAGAACGCTTTACTTCTTGCCCCACCTGTTCGTCTTGCCTGTAGCTAGAGCTATAGGCTTGCTCGCGTTTTCATTGCGCCTACTCCTGCCCTTCATGCAGGTTGCTTTGGTGCGTTCTGCCCCTCTATGCTGAGGGTGGTATACCTATGTCTATTGAAAAAATCAGAACCGTATGGTTCTCTAATGTCCGTGGCGATTTGCTGGCGGGCGTCGTTGTTGCCTTGGCACTTATTCCGGAGGCCATTGCTTTTTCCATCATTGCTGGCGTTGACCCCAAGGTGGGTCTGTATGCCTCCTTTGCGATTGCCACACTTATTGCTTTTGTTGGCGGGCGGCCTGGCATGATTTCAGCCGCTACCGGCGCTATGGCCTTAGTGATGGTGACGCTGGTAAAAGAGCATGGACTGGACTATTTGCTAGCTGCCACCATTCTTGCTGGTGTGCTCCAAATGCTGGCAGGCTTCTTACGCTTGGGCCAGCTCATGCAGTTTGTCTCTCGTTCCGTGGTGACGGGCTTTGTGAATGCATTGGCCATATTGATTTTTATGGCTCAACTGCCGGAGCTGACCAATGTCACTTGGCATGTCTATGCGATGACGGCTGCAGGGCTTGCCATCATTTATGGCTTGCCCTACATCACCAAAGCCGTTCCTTCGCCTTTGGTTGCCATCATTGTTTTAAGCATCGCTTATGTGGTTCTCGGTCTAGACATTCGCACGGTTGGCGATATGGGCGCACTCCCTGATAGCCTGCCGAGCTTCTTCATTCCCAATGTCCCCTTCACTTGGGAGACGCTCCAAATCATCCTGCCGTATTCCGCCACCCTGTGTGTCGTGGGCCTGCTGGAATCGCTCATGACGGCCACCATCGTGGATGACATGACAGACACTACGAGTAACAAAGACCGTGAATGCGTCGGCCAAGGTATCGCCAACGTTGCTACAGGTTTTGTGGGTGGTATGGCCGGATGCGCCATGATTGGTCAGTCGGTCATTAACGTGAAGTCTGGGGGGCGTGGGCGTTTGTCTACGCTGACCGCAGGTGTAGTGTTGCTGATATTGGTTGTGTTTCTTGGCGATTTGGTGAAGCAGATTCCCATGGCCGCCTTGGTCGCCGTGATGATCATGGTGTCGATTGGCACCTTCAACTGGCGCTCTATCAAGGACTTGGTTGCCCACCCCAAAACATCCAGCGTTGTGATGCTCGCTACCGTCGTTGTGACTGTTGCAACCCATGACTTGGCCAAGGGAGTGCTGACTGGCGTTCTTCTGTCTGGTGTGTTCTTTGCACACAAGGTGCGCCGTATTTTGGATGTCACCTCAAGCCTCAGCCCAGACGGTAAACAACGTACCTATTTTGTTTCTGGGCAAGTATTTTTTGCCTCTTCTGAAAGCTTTATTGCTAGGTTTGACTACCTTGAACAGGTGGAGCGCATCTGTATTGATGTGAGCCAGACTCAGTTTTGGGATTTGACCTCAGTTGAGGCACTTGACCGGGTAGTGTTCAAACTACGACGCGGCGGAACAAAGGTCGAAGTGCGAGGGCTAGATGCAAGAAGTGCCAAGTTGGTCGAACAGTTCGCCGTTTATCCAAAAAGTGAAAGCACTAGCTACGTAAAACTTCATTAAGTTACGAGCCTAGAGCGGACTACTTAAGTTGTGGCTCAAGGTCAGCTTCTGGCCGAGAGCAGCCGCTCACAGCATAGTTTTCCGGTCCGCCGGACCCGTCGCCCAGCTTAATCGATGTGATTGTCCGGCCTGTGTGTCCCGCTGAGGTCAGCCAGTAAATCCCCTTCCGTGAGGATCAAGCGCTTGCTCCCACCAGGCCAGTTCCCCTAGCCAACCGCTTCGACACGCTTGGCCTGCACCAGCTGGGTACGCAGTTCGTTCTGCTCATCCAAAGGTCGCGTGCCGAATTCAGGGTTGTGCTGGATGTAATGCGCCAGCGCGTCAGAGCTTTCGAACTTGCGACTGGTTGGTGCTTCAGCGGCCTGCTGCTGGGCCTGCGAGGTTTCCTGGGCTTTTGCTGCTGGTGCGACGCTGGTTTGCCGGCCAGTCTTGGCAGGTGCGCTGGTCTTGGTCTTGCTGGTCGCTTTGGCGGTGCTGGTCATGCTTGCTCCTGTAAATGAAAAAGGCTCCACATCGGGAGCCTTGATTTCATTGGAACGTCCACCTATCCGCGAACCTTAGCCGGGGTCACACAATTGGACCGGGCATCGCCTGTGCCACCCGCTGCCACTGCTCGTTGCGCCCACTCGTCTTGCGGCCGAACTCGGCTTCAAAGCGCCTGAGTGCAATCGCTGCCTTGGCGTCGTTGTACAGGTCCGTGTCCTGGCTGCTGTAGACGCGGTACAGCATCCAGTCGACCAGCGCTGGGTGAAGCTCCTCCCGAATCTCGGGAACGCTGTCTTCACCTTCAAGCAATGCCGGTAGGCGGCTCACTGTCAGCTCGATGGTGCCGTCCTGCTGCGGCAGTGGGTACAGGTGCAACTTGGCGCTGTCCAGGCCACTGACCAAATACAGCGGTGTACCGACACGCACCTGCGCTTGCCAGCCCGGAAACGTGCCATCCATCCAGTCTGCGGATGTGCTCTCCAGCGGCTGCAGGCCCAGAAATGCACGCCGGATCATCAGCACACCGGGCGCCAAAGGAACGCTGCGCTGGCCAGCCGTCACCTGCAGGCGGCACATGCTGCCTTCTGAATCCAGCAACAGGTGGCTGCGCCTGCAGGCTTCCGCCTGGGCCTCGTTGGCATACAGGGTCAGCAGCTCGGGACTGCACAGCGGAGGATCCGCGTTGTCGCACGACTGCGCCCGGTACAGCGCGATCAGGTCTTTGAGCTTCATCGCAGCCAGCTTTCAGCTTATCGGGCTTCGGCCAAGACGCCGCGCAGCCAGGGGCCACCGTTGGGGTTTCGGTCCTCGATCACCGAAAACGGGAAGCGAAGCAGGTGCATGGCCTTCAGGTGGTTCATGCCCTCGCCCAGGCGTTCATCCAGGGTCTGCGAGAAGTTGGTGCGCTTGGCGCGGGCCAGGACTTCCACATACTTGCGCTTGACCGTGATCTGCTCACCACGCGGCAGGAACTGGTTGACGCCGTTCACGCCCACCTGCACCAGGCGCGGCTCGTCGGGATCGGTCGCTGGGTTGACCAGGATGGTCACGGGCTCGTTCATGAAAGCCTCCAGCTCCAGCGCGCCCTTGGGCAGGGGCTTGTCCACCACGTCGACGCCGGCGGTCGTGCGGATTTCGCCAATGGCGCCTTGTTGCTCTTGGCCCAGGTATTCGGCGCCGGCATCGATCTGGGTGTTGGTGCGGGGTGTGCGAGGAGGCATGTTGGTCGTCCTGTGAGGTATTGGGGTGAAAGGCTGCCCAGCACACCCGCCTGGGGTGCGCTGGGACTTGGGTTACAGGGAGGAGACGCCGGCCTCAGCGATGGCCATCCAGCCCTCGTTCAGCAGGGTCATGTTCATGTAGAACTTGGCGCCCACGTAGCCGCGCTGGCCCAGGGGGTCGGACTTGTCCTTCTGGCCCACGGGGATGTAGGTCGGATCGATCGCGTCCACACCGCGCAGCGCCAGCTGCCCCCAGGCGTCCTCGCCGGCCACGATGAACGGGTACACGTCCACCTTGCCGGTGCCCATCAGGCCCGTTGCGGCCACATCGGCGCCGGCGGCCAGGTACGGCGCCAGCTCGGGCGAGGTCACGAAGCGGAAGTTCTCGCAAGAACCCAGCTCCTGGGCATGCACCGGCTTGCGGCTGCCGTACTCGCTGACGTGCACGAAGTTAGCCAGATCACGCACATCGGCTTCGGCGTCGGTGTGCACAAACACCAGGTACGACGCTTCCACCGGCTGGGTGGCAATGTCGGCCGATGGCGCCAGGATGCCGGTGATGCGCTTGGCATGGTTGGCCTGCAGATTGCGGCTGATCTTGCGCAGCAGGTTCAGCGTGATCTTGCTGGCCACCGTGGCACGGCTAGAACCACCAGCGAAGAACACATTCGTGCAGGCCTTGATGCCACCGTAGCGGATCATCTCGCGCAGCAGGCCCACACGCTCGCCGCACTGCTTCTTCATTTCCGCAGGCACGTCGTCTTCATAGGTGTCGGCCACCTGGTCGGTCAACTGGTACAGGCAGCCGTACTGCTTGATCACCGCCGTGATGTCCTGAGGCGTGAGGCTGTCGGCCGTGGGCGTGACACCCTCGACCAGCTCGTGCGCGGCGGCGTCGACCGCCGGACGGTTGCGCGTGTCCCAGTTGGTGTTCGTCGCACCGTAGGGCAGGTAGCGGCGAAAGATCACGGTCTTGCCCTGGTTCTTGGGCAGGGGGCGCTGCTGGCCGCAAATGCCCAGCACTTCGGTGGCAATCGCGTGGGCGAGGATCTCGCCCTTGATCTTGCCGATGCGTGGCGCCGGGGCGCCGGAAGCGAATTGAGTCATGGTTTTCTCCTCGGGCCTAGCGTCGGCCCATCACTGACTGGAAGCCAGCATGAAAATCGTCAGTTTCGGTAGGCGTGGCTTGGGGCTTGGGCGCGTTGCCTTGCGGCGTCACCGCGGCTGCCAGGCGCTGCTGGCCCTTTTGCTGCTTTTGGGCCTGGGCCTGCTTGGCGCTCGACCACTGATCGAACTGACCAATGACGGCCGCCAGCGCATCGGCGGTGTCTGCCTCGCCGAACGCGGTCTGTACCGCCTCGGTCTGGGCTGCCAGCCAGGAGTTGAACTCCGGCCCCTGCACCTTCTCACGCCACCCTGTGTGCATGCGATCCATGACGGCCAGCTCAATCGCCACAGGGTCTAGCTCGGCGGACGCCGGTGCTGCAACCGTGGCCACGGTCTGCTGCACTGAGGCGGGCGGGGCTGCCGGTGTGGGCTGCTGCTGGGCGGCGATCACCGCTTTGGCGTAGGTCGCAAACTCCGGGAAGTCCTGCTCGAACTGCACCAGCTCTGGCGGCAGCTCGGGCGCAACCTTCTGTTGCGTCGGTGCTGTCGTTTGCGCCGGGGCCTGGGTTTGCAGCTTGCTGTTGAGTTCGCCAATCTTTCCCTGGGCCTTGCGCAGCTGTTGTGCCAGATCGGTCACCTTGCCGGCCTGCTCCACCAAGCGTTCAAGCTCGCTGCGTTTGTAGCCACCGAACACCACCGGGTCTTCACCTTCGGCTGGGCCAGCGTCTGCAGGGGGTGCCGCTGCACCCTCCGCCGTGGTGCTGGCAGCGCCTGGCGCTTCACCGGGCTGCTCAGTGGTTTGCGCGGCAGGAGCTTGCTCAGTCTGGGAGGTCGCTTGCGCCTCGGCCGCAGGCGCGGCGGGGGCTGGTGCGGGCTGCCCGGAAGCTTGTGCAAATCCCTGTTCGAACGCTGCGCGCTCTGCTTGCTGGTCTTCTACGTTCATGCGTCATGCACTCCTGTGGTTTCAACGACCTCGGCCTCAATAGGCGGGGGTCTCCTGCACTGGGGCTGGCTTGTCATCTGCCATCGCCAGTAACTCTTTCCACGCTGCGATGCGGCCACGGGTTTCTGCCGTGCGGATCGCATCCAGCGCTGGGCTGTCGTTCTTCACCCGCAACGTGTCCAGCTGTGCTTGCGCCTTGTCCGCGATGGCACGCCAGGTTGGCGAGTGGAAGTCGATGGCCGAATTCGTCATGGCTGGCAGTTTCTGGCTTGGCGCCACAAAGACGAATCCCTAGCCGGGGGCGTGCCGCGCTCCCCAATAAAACAAGCCCTCCAGGCTGTGCACCAGGAGGGCTGGAAGGTGGGGTGAGTCGATCAGGTCCGTACGCCGTCGTTCGCCTGCGTCTCGATGCCGGCCTGCATCCCTACGGCGGGGCTTTCTGGATTGGCCGGCGTCAGCGGGTTGGTGTTCGTGGGCATATCAATGTCCGGCACCTCCCCTGCTCCACTGGCCTGGGGCACGATGGGCGCGGCATCCATGTCCTTGGCGCCGGCAGAACGCAGCAGCGCATCGGCCGTGGTGGCGGTGCCGGGTATTTGCTCAATCACCTGGGCAGTTTGCACCCCGCTGTACTGGGCCTCCACCCGGGCGCCCACGGTCAGGGCCTGCAAACGCTCGGCGTCTGCCAGGGCCTTCTCTGCCTGCGCACCGAACAGCTTGGCCCTGGCCTGCATGGTGGGGTCTTGCCCCTGCTGTGCCCGCTGGGCCTTCTGCTCCTCTGTCAGCTGGAAGTTCTTCGGGTCCAGGCGCTGACCACGGCACAGCTCGGCCGCGAGCTTGGCCGGATCCAGCTCATACACCGGGTTGGCCGAAGCCTGCAGCAGCGACATCAGGAACTGCTGCTGGGCGTCCCGCTCCACCAGGGCTGAAGATGCGCGGACTTCGATTTCGAAGTCCCCCTTGATGCTGTCGTCGTCGCTGTAGCTCATCATCCAGTCGAAATAGCGCTGGATGTGCGGTCGCGTCATGTAGTCGTCAAAGCGCTTGGCCAGTCGGCGCAGCACGCTGGTGGCATTGTTGTTCTGCATCTGCATGCCGCCCAGGGTCTGCGGAGCATCGCCACGGATGCCCTGCAGCATCGCCGGCATGCCCGTGGTGTCCTCGGCCATCTTCTGGGCGAACTGGATGATGTTCATCAGCTCGTTTTGCACGCTGGTCACCGAAAAGCTGGCAAAGGCTTTGGTCACGTCCTGCACATCGCTGCCAGCTTCCGCGCGCCAGAGCTTGCCGGGACGGATCGAGAAGACGCCATCCACTGGCGTGATACCGTTGCCGATCACGATCTGCGGTGCGGCAGACAGACCGCTGTTGTCCATCATGGCGCGTGTGTTGGCATTGATCATGCGCTGCACGGTACGGATCTGGCGGCTGATGCCAATCCCCCAGGGCATACCTGGGCGGCGCTGCCAGGCCAGCACGTCATAGGGAAACTCGCCGCTTTCCAAGGGACTGAGCACGGCCTTGACCAGGCGGTCGTTGATCATCACCGCCATGGCCGGCAATTGCTCCTCGGCGTCGTGGTCCAGCTCCACCCCCATGGCCTGCAGCTGCTGACGCATGCAGTGCCCGTGGAAGATCCACATTTCAAACTCGTCGTCGCCATGGCGGTAGACCGACTCCGTGCCCTCCCGGGTCTTTGCCGGGCCCTCGCGCAGCACGGCCAGCAACTCCGCACGGTCATAGCTCGCATCCTTGAGCAATTCCAGGATCTGGCGCTTGCCGATGTACTCGCGCTCAAAAATGAAGCTGCCGGTATGGATGTTCTCGCCGCAGGCTGGATCCGGGAACAGGTTCCAGAAGTCGATGCGCTTGCTGCCAGGCTTGATTTCGTCCACCTTGTGCTGTGTCTTGAGCTGGGTCACCGGGTCCTGGCGCGTCAAGCGCACCGTCCGCACCACGGGGAACGGGCCTTTGAGCACGCCAGAGCCGCAGCGCGCAGAGTCTTCGATCACCTGACGCACCTCGCCGTGCCAGTTGGACTCCACCAGCGGATCCTCGATGGCCTTTTGCATCTTGGCAGCCGCCTCCTGGGCCAGCTTGGCCTGCTGCTCCATCGCATCCTGCACATCATCCGTGCTGGGCATTCGCATCGCCTCGGCCAGTTTGGTCAGCTGCAGCTGGCTGAGCGTCGGAATCGGCGTGGACTTGATCTCCCAGGCGCGGTCGTCCGTCGGCAGCAGCATGTCGGCCACCCGGGCGCTGGCCGCATCCACATACGGACGTGTGATGTTCAGGAACACCACGGAGCGCGCGGGCTGCTGGCCCTGCTGCTGGCCCGACAGCAGCGCCTTGCTGCGGCTGCGGTACAGCATGTTGGCCGACTGGAATGCCCGGTTGGCATCATCGATGCCCTGGTAGTGCTCCTCGTCCTCGGTCCACTCCTCTTCGATGCCCGAGCCAGCACGCCCAGCAATCGCCTCGCGGCGCTTGGCCAGCAGGTTCTGCAGCAGGGTCTGGCGGTCATCAATGGCTGGCGCTTCGGCGCCCTGGGGCTGCACGCCCCCGTTGTTAGCGGTTGCTTGCATTTCAGTACCCCATTTCTTGATCCAGCGGCGCCCAGCCACCGGTTATCGGGCGCTGCGGCTTGGGCTGGGTGATGGCCTTGCGCTTCATCATCAAGGCGTAGCGGCTTGCGCTCATCAAGTCGTCCAGCTTCTTGACGACCTTGCCGTCCTTGCGGTGGTACAGCTTGAACTCCTGGAACCAGTCGCCCAGGTGGGCAAACACCTTCCAGCGCCCGGTCTGCATGCGGTCCAGCATGTCAATCAGGCCGGCCTCCACACCGTTGGAGCCATCTTCAAACGTGGCGCGGTGCTTGAGCATCTTCAAACCAGCCTTGGCGTACTGCAGCGCCAGCTGCTCGCCAGAGCCCTTGTCGTGCTGCTCCCCGTCGTGCGGCCAGGCCGTGGGCACCCAGTCGCCCCAGGGCTTGATGGTGGAGGCATGGATCACCGGCGTGGCGTGGCTCAGCCGGTGCGCCTGGATCACGTAGATGCAGTCGTTGTCCCGGTCCCAGGCCAGCTGCACCGCTGCGGTCGGGTGGTCCCAGCCGAAGTCGATACCGTTGATGCGGGCCCAGTGCGGCGGCACGGCAAACGCCGGCACCTTGATGCTGTTCTCTTCCACGGGGAAGATGCGGCCACTGCCCAGCGTCGGGATGCCCTTGGCACGGGCCTCGCGCTCATGCGGGGGCGAGCTGGCCCACAGCTCCTTTTTGGTCTTTTCGTCCAGGTGGGGCACATCGTCCCAGCCGGCGGTCACCAGGTAGCGGAATGCGCTTACTGCAGGCACAGTGGCTCCTCCTTGGCTTCCTGCTCGCCCTCCAGGAACATCATCACCGTGCCGGTGGTGCCCTCCAGGGGGGTGAAGGTGATGTACACGATGCCGTTGGTGGTGGCCGTGCGAATCAGGCACTCGCTGTAGACCTCCAGCGGCGGCTCCTCGTCCAGCCAGATGCCGTCACGCTCGGTGCCTTCAAAGCTGCCCCGGCCCTGTTGGTAAGACTTCAGGCCCAGCTCGGAGAACTTGCCGCTGACGTGCTTGACGTACACGGTGTCGGCCAGGTCGGTCACGCCCTGCTTCCAGCCCACGCGCTCGATGCAGTCGGCGTACACCAGGCCGGTGCCGCTGAAGCACTTGGACGTGCCCGAGCCCACCACCGGGCCGAACAGCTTGTTCTGCACGATGTCGCGGGTGGTTTCGTTGGTCTTGCCGGCAGCCCAGAAGCGCACGGGCCGGTCAAAGCGGCGCCCTTCCCACCATTCCGGGTAACGGCCTGTCAGGTGCAGCGCGGTTTCGTAGCCGCCCATGCCCTCGGTCTTGCCCACGCGGTTGGCCGCCATTGCGCAGCGCTCGCGGTAGGTGGCGCCGGCCTTGAAGAACTCCATGTGCTTGGGGTACAGCTCGCGGCGCAGCGGCCCGGTGTCCGGGTACATGCTGTCGATCTTGCGGCGGGACAGCTCCAGTTCGATGGAGGCCAGCATGGCTTCACGCTGGGCGGGTGAGAGGTTGTCGACGTTCATGCGGCTCCCTTCTTGAGCGCATCGCGCATCGCAAAAAGGTCAGCGGTCGAGAAAGAGGCCACACCAGGGTCTGGCGGCGGCGCGGCCTCCTCCTTGATGCCATAGGCCTGGCGCTCCAGGGCAACCAAGCTCTTGAGCGATTCGGACAGGGACCGCATGGTGCTGGAGCGGGACTGCAGCGATCCCGCACGGGCGGCGGCGTCGGCCAGCTTCGCGCGCTGGGCCTTGGTCATCTCCTCCGGCGGGACGCCGGCCAGGATCTCGGCCACCTCGCCCAGCAGCTCGGGCGCGGCGCTCTGCTGCTCCAGCTCTGCCAGCATGCGCATGCACAGGCGTCGGGTGCGATCGATGTCGGCGCGGTGCGCCAGGCGGATGCTGGCTTGCGTCTGGGCGTTGGCCTCGATGACAGCGGTCTCAGCCGCTCGCCCTTCTTTGGATACCGTCTTGGATACTGCAGCCTTGGATACCAGCGCATCAGCCTTGGCCTGGATCTTTTCCGTCAGGTCGCGCTCCCATCCATCACGCTTGGCGCGCTTGTTGATGGCGCCATGCGAGATGCCGTGCTCGTCAGCGATCTGGCGCAGCGTCTTGATTGCTGCCCGGTAGTCCAGCGCGATGCGCTCCCAGTCAACCTGGGGCTTTGTGGGGGTGGGTGCTTTGCCTGTACTGCTTGCCATGCCCCGGAGTGTTCCGAGGATGCTTCTCAGGAGCGAACCCTAGTGGGGGAGTCTTACGGCCAGCATGTTTGGCAGGCACAACACATGTTTCACAGCATGTACCTCAGAATGCACCCAAGGAGGATCTGAGATGCTTTTGAATCTTTTACTCGAACCCGAACGGATTGCACATAAGTTTGAGGGGTGGAGGGGCCCTGTGCACATGGCTGTGGGGGTTGGTGTCGGTCTTTTTGGCTATTTTGTTGCCCAGATTTTTATTTTCTTGTCGTCCTTGGGCCGAATTCAAGTGCCCCTTGGAACGACAACGATCTGGATTGTTCTGGCTATTGAAGCTGTTGCCCTAGTGACGATACTTTACGGCGCATGGCTGTACTACAAAGACACCATGTACCAAGCATGGCGCTTTGATGCTGAGCTGCACCGGCATACGCGCTGGTAATTGATCAGAGCAACGCCACCTGCGCTGGCCGTTCCGCCACCTGTTTTCGAAGTCGCTGGTTCGACTCTTCCAGCTCCTTGATCCGCGCAGCCATCTCGCGCTGCACTGCACGGAATTCCAGCTGCAGCCCCTGGGTGGCCAGCGCCACATCGTGCTGCAACTGCATGGTGGCCAGCTGCTGGGCCTCGCCGGCCAACCGCATCGCCACCTTGCGCACCTCACGCGGCCACAGGCGCATCTCTTGGTCGCCCACTTCAATGATGGTTTGCCCGTCGTCCAGGTCCGTGACACTTACCGGCCGCGGCGCGTCGTAGCCCTTCACCAGCTCAAACACCCCGTCCACGACCCGGCGCAGCGTTCCATCCTCGTCCACGAAGCGTGAAACGTGGTCGTCCACGATGTGATAGGTCAGGCCCGTCACCTCTTGCAGGGTTTTGCGGGTGATGGCCTGCCCCATGGCTGCCATCTCTTGGATGGCGTCCCAAATGATTTGTCGGCTAGTGCGTCGATCTGTATTGAGGCTCATGCATGGCTCCTGTAAACTGTGGCGTGTCTAGGGCGTACAGCTCGGCAGGAGGCTCACTTCGGTGGGCCTTTTGCTTTTCAGGGGTCCGGCATAGCCGCCAGGCGCGCGTGCTCGGCCTTCACCTCTTCGTGCGCCTGCTTCCAACCCTCCCCAAACAGCGCCTGCAGCGCGCCGCGGTATTGGCCGGTGATGGCGTTCGCCTGCACGGCCGAAAAGTAGGCGGGGCCGCTGGCCAGGGATCGCACCTGGCAGCCATGGCAGTCAGCGTGATAGCCGCCCCAGTGCTTGGCGGTCTGGGCTTGGGCGCAGTCTTGGCAGGTCATCGGCGCAGATCCTCCAGAAAGCAGGTGAGGCAGCTCCACTGCTGCTGGTGGGCAAGCCCCGGCCACAGCACATCCAGGGCGTGCTCGGTGTAGAGGAACTCGTCCACCTTGCGGTTCAGCTCCATGAAATCCGCCTGATCCATGGCGTCAAACGCCATGCTTCGGGGCACGGCCCGCAGTTTTCCATCCAGCCCGGGCACGTAGTCGCAGTAGCCGGCCCCCAGCAGCAGCCAGGCGCGCAGGGTATCCAGCTCGGTGAAGGCCTCGGTGCGCTCCAGCAGCACCTGTAGCTTGCGAAAAAAGCTGCGGTGGCTCACCGGGTCGCGCGGCAGGAAGAAGGTGAAGCCCAGCGTGTCGCCGAAGTCCAGCGACTTCAGCTTGGCCTTGAAGCGGTCCCAGGCACGCTGGCCCTTGGGGTCCAGGCCATGCAGCTTGCCGTCTTGGCCTTTGGTCAGAACAAGGCGGCCCATGGTCAGTGCCCCCCGAGCAAGTCGCCCTGCTGCTGCTCGGCCATAGCCGGGGCCAGAGGCGTGATGGTCACGACCAGCTTTCCGCCATCCACTGGGGTGCCGCGCTCGGCCGAAATCTTGCGCACCCACTTGTCGTCCTCAATGACGACACCCTTGAGGCTGTCCAGCAGCACCTTCTGGGCATTGTCCAGGTCCATGCACTGCACGGTGTCCTCCCAGCCGACAGGATCACGCTTGGCGCGTCGGTGGGCATCCTGGGGGCAATGCGGGTGCAGCGTGTAGGCGATGGCCACGCGGCCGGTGATAGGGGCACGCACGCCTGCTGACATGGCCAGTTTCTGTACGTTTTCCTTGAAGGCCTTGGCCTCGGCGCTCACGTAGGTCATGGCCTGGTGAAACTTGCCGCCCTTGGGCTTGATGACACGGGTTTGCCAGTAGCGATTTGCGCTCACAGGGTACGGAAGAGTAAGTGTGATCATTGTTCTTTGCTCCTGTTTTATTCAAAGTCGGGGGTGCCGTTGTGAACGCTGGTGGCGCTGGGCTTGTCCCCATGCCAGTTCTCAAAGCGCACACACGGGCCGTAGTAGCGCAGGTTCAGGTCGCCGGTGGCGCCGGCACGCTGCTTGGCCACGCGCAGGCAGGCGTAGTAGCGCCAGGGCTCACCCAGGCTGGGCTTCAAGTGGATTGGCCGGTGCGGGAACAGCACGATGTCGGCGTCCTGCTCGATCTCGCCGCAATCGCGCAAATCGGACATGACGGGCATCTGGTCGACGCGCTTCTCGACCTCGCGGTTCAACTGGCACAGCAGCAGCACCGTGATGCCCAGTTCGTTGGCCAGGCGCTTGAGGTTGCGGGTCACCTCGCCCAGTTGCGTTGTGCGGTTGTCCTTGGGGTTGGAGCCATCCATCAGCCCAAGGTAGTCAACGATCAGCAGGCGCAAGCCGTGGCGCCGCTTGAGTGCGCGCACCTTGGTGCGCAAGGTGTTGATGTTCAGGCTGGAGCGGTCGTTTACGTAGAACGGTCGCTTTTTCAAGGCTTCCGCCGTGGTGCACATATCCGACCACTCTTCGCTCGTCATGCGATCGGGCCGCTTGATCTTGCCCAGCGGCACGCCGGATTCACTGGAGACACGGCGCTCAAACAGGCTCTGACGCTTCATTTCCAGGCTGAACATCGCCACCGTCTTACCCAGCTTGACCGCGTACTCGCCAATACCCAGCGCCAGCGCCGTCTTTCCCATCGATGGGCGTGCGCCGATGATGATCAGCTCACCCTCACGCATGCCGCCGTCCAGCTGCTCGTCCAGGTCGGCAAAACCGGTGGGCAGGTACTGGTCCCGCGCGCCGGAGGCACGTTTGTCCATCTCGGCCATGAACTCGTCCATGCCGGTGTCGGCGCTGACCCAGTCCTCGCTTTGAGCATCCTCCGCCAGGCTGGCCAGCTTTGCTGACACCTGCTCGATGCGCTCGGTCACGCTCAGGCTATCGTCGGCCGCCACCTCCCGGGCATCCAGCACCACTGATGCCAGCTGCCTGGCTTTGCTGCGCTCCACGATGATCTCGGCATACCGGCGGGCCATGCGCTGCGATGCCAAGGCGCCCTGGGTCATCGCGTTCAGGTACATCAGGTCCCCCTTGCCCTGCATGTGCTCAAACACCGTGATGGCGTTCACGGGCTTGCCGCTGTGGGCCATCGCGCTGATGGCGGCATAGATCGAGCCATCGAAGTCCACCGAAAAGCGGCTGGGCTGCACCAGGTCGGCTACCACGTCGAACAAACGCTCGTCCAGCAGCAGCATGCCCAGCAGGCCGTGTTCGGCCTCAATGGCCACGCGGTCGCCGGATTCAAACTCCATGTGGCCCAGGGGTTCAAAAACAGGAGCATTCATGACGCCACCTTCTTGGTTTTCTCGATGACGTGCTTCATGCCCTTATCGGTCAGCAGGAAGTCCAGATCGCACTGCCAGCCGGCATGCTCACCGGTGCGTGGTGACCGGCCCATCAAGAAATCGTTGCCTCTGGCAATCGTGAAGTACTGCTTCAGCCAATCCAGTGCCTCGACGGCATTGGTGGCGCGGGGCTGGCCATCTGTCTTGGCCGTGGTCAGAACCCATTTCCAGACCTTGCTGATGGCCTTGCGCCGGCCATCGCTGAGCAGGCGAACCTTCGGCATCTCGGGCAGAACTTCGTGGTACAGGTCCACGACCTTTTGCACCGGGCAGATGGGCAGGCCTGGCTTTGCGCCCTCCTCGGGGTTTTTCTTGTCTCCCAGGAGGTCGGCGCTGCCGACGGAACCGTTAGGTTCTTTTTTATCCTGTTCCTGTTCCTGTTCCTGTTCCTGATTAGGCATAGCCTTCGCCAAAGGCTTTCCAGAAGGCTTCCCGAAAGTCTCATTGAAAGCTTTGCCGAAAGCCTCTCCGAGCGCATAAACACTGGCTCTCAGGTGCTCCAATGCTTCGCGCTTCAAGTCGCATTCTGGGATCAGGTCGAACTCAGCAGCCCAGCTCTTGACCACGTTGGGGGACTCCGGCCGGTTGTGCTTGATCGCGTTCGGCACCCACATGACGCGGGCTTTGAAGTCGGCTTTCACCATCCCTTGTTGGGAGACTTCCTGAAAGGCTTTGTCGAAGGCTTCCAGGTCCCAATCCAATTCCTCGGCCATGGCGGCACGCCCAGCGCGGAAAAGACCAGGGATCGGGCCGGTATGAGGGCCCGTAATCAGGAACAGCCAAAGGCCCTGGCCGCATGGAGGAAGCGCAGAGAGGCTGCGGAACTTCTCATCGCCCCAGGTGCGCACCTCGACCTTCCGGTACCGACTGGGCGTGCGTGTAGCTTTTGTGTTTTCGGCATCGCTCACTTCGAGACCTCCTGTCCGCGCAGGATTGCCACCACACGGAGCAGTCGATACATTCGCGCCTGAAAGTGATGGGCCTTGGTTTTTTGGCCTTGGGTCAGCTCGGTTGCCAAACGATCGCCTGCACGTCGCGCCAACGACAGCAGGCGAATTTTTTTTGCGTAGCGAAACATGCTCATATCGCCGCCTTGGTGATTCGGTGCGTGTGCGACGGATCGCGCGGCTTGGTCACCTGGAAATACTGGCTGGCCTTTGGCGCGTGGGCACTGCTGCGGTTGCGCTGCAGCTGCAGAGCAAATGTCTGGGTGGGGATGTCGAAAGCACTCCCCGGCTTTGTAGGCGCTGCGGTCATTCCGGTGTCCCTCCGAGATCTCGTCCACTGCTGTGGTTATCGGATTCGGGGCCCCCAAAGGAACCTATGACGCGCGACAGCACTTCGATACGCTTGGCGTCATGGTTCACTTTCTCCAGCACCATCTGCCGATAGGTCTTTCCGTACATCAGCACATAGATGCAATCTCGCAGCTCCGCGCTGGTGTCCGTGCCACGCATCGCACAGTGCTGCAAGAACAGCTCATGTGTGTGGGCGTCGATCTTGGTCTTGGCAGGGGTATCCAACTTGCCAAGCGGGCCAGCAATGCCGCGGGCGAACATCGGGATGGAATCTTTGACTGCCATCGGTCATGCCTCCGTGGCTACAGAGGTTGGCGTCACACCTTTAGGCGCTTTTACACCCAGGCGCTTGCCTACTTTCAGCAGAGCCAAGCCAAGCGAGTGGCGAGGCTCACGCGTCTTTCCAGACGCAAGATCAGAAATAGTTGCCTGCCCACAGCCTGCTTTCTTCGCAAGCTGACTCTGAGAGACGCCCTTTTCGGCTATAGCCGCGATGTAGTCTTTCCATTGCATGGCCTGGACTATATCGGTTTGCCGATCTTTTTACAAGCGGTTTACCGCTAACGGAATTCCGTATGCTATGCAGCATGAATACCGAGTTCGGCCAACGACTTAGAGCGGCACGCACCGCCGCAAAAATGACGCAGAAGGTTCTGGCCAGTAAGGTCGGCATCGGCCAGTCCACGATTGCAGAGCTGGAAAAAACTGCCAACGGATCCAGTCACGTTCCAGTGATTGCGGCTGCACTCAAGTGCTCAGCGCTTTGGCTGGCCACGGGCGAGGGATCGATGAAAGATGGGTTTGACCAGAACGTTACGCCTGTCCCACTTGGCATGCGCCCATATCCCGTGATCTCGCACGTCCAGGCCGGCGCTCTGAAAGAGATTGCCGTTCCATACGGACCCGGCGACGGTTTCGATGTGGAGTTCGGAGACGACGATGCATCGCAGTGGTCGTTCTTTTTGGAGATCGAAGGCGACTCCATGCTCCCCGACTTTCGGCCTGGTGACAGGGTGCTCATAGACCCTGACGTATCACCCAACCCAGGCGACTTTGTGGCCGCCCGTAACACCAAGGAAGAGGCCACCTTCAAGAAATACCGTGTTCGTGGTATCGACGAATCCGGGCACGAAGTTTTCGAGCTGGTCCCCTTGAATGACAACTACCCCGTGCTGCGCAGCGATGAGCGCCACCTGGTTGTGATTGGCACCATGATTGAGCACCGCCGGAAGTTTCGTAGAAAGTAGCACTATGGATCGTCAAGTTCATCGGGTTTACGAGATGATCGCCCTACGTGCTGGCTCACGCGTTCTTGCAGTAACTCAAACTGATTTCAATACCTTGGCGAAGCGCGCACTGCCAGAATTAAATTCACTTGAGATGGCGAATTACTTAATGACCTTGTCCATGGTCGGTACGTGTAGCCGTGAATATCTCCCCATGATTCCAAAGTGGGATAGCAACCTAATATATGCCGTCCAGTCACAAATTAGTGAGTTCTCCGATCTGCTGGGCTTCAGATTCAGTGCATCGGATGCGCAGCGTTATCTTGCAGACATACTAGAAACCTATCGTGGCAATCATCTAGGTGAGTTTTCATGGGCAGCGGATGAGCAACTCGGCGCGTCAAACAAATCTGTAGCAATCACTGTCGAGATTTTTGAGGCGCCTACATTCATGGATAGGCTGACCAAGAGAGAGCGTCAACCGAAAAACAGACATCTGTTTCTCGCATCTTCGGTACGTGCAGCAACAGGTACATCTATGCGATTTGTACTGGACTGTGGAAGCTTCAATCTGTCCTTCTTACCTGACGGAAGTGTCATTCGGTCGTAGGTAGAAAGTGAAAATCACCCCTAATCCGCGCCCTCGCAAATGCCTTCGCCTTCTGGGTGGTGGGCGTGGCGTGGGCGGCTTGGGAGTGGATGGCGTCGTAAAGCCAAGAAGTAATTGCAACCAAAGGAGGGGATATGGCAGTTTTATTGATTACGTATGACCTAAACAAAGAGGTGCGCCGCCCGCCTTTTTTGGAGACGCTCAAAAAGCTTTACCCAGACTGGGCAAAACTCTCTGAATCATCCTACGCAATTGCAACCTACAAAAGCCCGGAGCAGGTCTTCAAATCCCTTGAGCACTTGCTTGATGCCAATGACAATTGCACGGTGATCACACTCAGTCTTCCTTGGTATGGGCGGTTGCACAAAGATGTCATTGCGTGGCTACAGAAAAACCTGTAGCTATTGCGCCACCTTGTTCGATCGACAGGGTTACAGAGGCACCACTTTGAAGAATCCTACATAGTGCTCTTTGGCCATCGCTGGTGACAGCCTCTACATAGAAGCGCCCATCATTACTTTGGTTCAGCTGGCAGCTAGCCGTCACAACGCCCGCCTCAGCGGGCTTTTTTTCGTCTGTGTGTGGTCTGTTCATGGAATCAGTATATCGGCACACTGATAAAAATATCGGAATACCGCTTGACATGATTTATCGGTTTGCCGATACTTCATCCCATCGCAGCACCAACCGCGAAACACCCAAGGCCCAGCGATCCGGGGCCGAAGCCGACAGGAAGCAAAGGCGGGGTTAGCTCCAACGGGAGCGCAGCAGCAGGTGCACCAGTCGATGGGAGCCTAGTGATCGAGCGACCTCCCTACGTTCAAACCATCAACGCAGGTGCCGGGTGAACCGGTGTGTAGCGGATGCGAGTCCAGGGATCGCGTGCAGGGCACGGACGAAGGAGCAACTCGGCAAGGCCGCCTTAGCCTCAACAGCTTCGATGCACATAGACGCTTTCAACGTCGCGCGCTGGGTGCCGTACCCAGCGAGAGCTAAAAACACGGGCGCCAAATCGGGGCGTGCCAAATTCCAAATGAGGTGAACAGGGCTACCAAGAACAGCAAACCCCTCCGAGCAATCGGCGCTGCCCTCTGAGCGACATCAGAGGGAAAACCAAAGGCGCTTCACAGAGGCGATTTTGGTTTTCAAGGAGCAACACCATGGCAATCGAAGGAACCACATTCACAGTCTCCGGCACCAGCGACTACCCGGTATGCGACTGCTGCGGCAAGACCAACCTGACTCGCGCCGTGATGGTGCGCAACGAGCACGGGGAAGAATTCAATGTAGGCTGCATCTGCGCATCAAAGGTGTTGCGCCAGGTCTACCAAGGGAAGCGGCTCAGGGTGTCTGTCGGCGCAGTGCTGTCGATGGGGAAGATGGCTAGCGCAAGTGCAGCTTGGAAGCAGCGCAATGGCTGGAGTGCATCTCGACTGGTGGCCGCATGAAAGTCACAAAGCTCAACGACAAGCGCAAGCAGGCCCAGCTCGCTGGCTACAAGGCAGCGGTGCTGGATGCATTCGACGCGCTGTTCCCCAAAGAGCGGCAGCGGCAAGCCATAGGCAAGCCACAGCGCCTGGACACCGATCCAGAAGTACGGCGGAAGGCAAAGCAACAGCTCTGACCATCGCCCCCGGCGCACGGTGCCGGATATTGATCCGGCTAGGCCAAACCAGAATGGCAATCTATGAGATTGGAGAGCATCGTGTAAGTGATAGCGCCCCGTGGGCATAAAACACCGCCGCCTGCAGCGATATGCAGGGCGATTTGGTGAACTGTCAGCCAACACTTGACAGTTGACTTGATCGTTTTTCCAGCCGGGTCGTGGGTATCTCCACCCTCCCTCTCATGCATTCCCATGACACGCCGAAAGGCACCGGCTTTCTTTTTTGTGGGGTTCACGTTCCGTGGACTTTTGCCCGCTGTGCAGCAATGTCCAGCGGGCTTTTTTATTTCTGGAGGTCGTATGACCGCACGTCAACCGGTGGGCTACTTCGGCCCCACCAGCAACCCCTGCGCCGATGCCGCGCGCTGGGAGGATGAACATGAAGCAGCCCAGGCCATGCGGGAGGTTGCCGAACGGCAGGCCCCTCTGATCGTGCTGCAGCGCCTGCAGGCCATGACGCAGCCCGCCGACTGGTCCAAGGACTGCATCTGCACCGGCAAATTGTGGGCGCCCTTCGAGATCCTGGATGCCGCGATGGAGAGCGGTGACGACGCCACGCTCTCCGCGGTTGCCGAGCTGCTGACCAGCCCGCATGCGGCCAAGCTGCACCAGGTCCTGGCCACATGGTTCGGCCAGAAGCATGCCCTGGACATTTATCACGAAGAGGTGGTTCAAGCCCATGCACATGTTTGACATCCCCCCTGGCCCGGCCGAGGCCGACTTTGGCTACACGCCCCCTCCCCAGTACCCGCCGCCAGCGCCCCCTGAAGAAGTGCGCGAGCTGCTGGCCCAGCACCCCGAAGCGCTCGAAGGCAGCGCCGACGCAATTTGAAGGAGACGACAGCATGCGATTTCTGATCAAGGTGGCCGGCACCCAGTACCACGGCATCTTCCCCAGCAACGATGCGGCGCACGCCGATGCACTGGAGCGCTTCCCCAAGGCCATGGCCGTGGTGGTGCTTCGCAAGGAGCATGCATGACCCCACCCATCCCGCTCCAGCGCCTGCCGCGCAAACGCCCCATGAAGCCCGCCACTGTGCGGGCTTTCTTCTGGTGGGTAGCCACCGTGTGCATCAGCACTGCCTGTGCTGGCGTTATCTCCAGCTGCACATGAGCTGCCCCACCGGCAAGCAGCCTCTGGACTACGAGCGCGCCCAGAAGCTGGCCCGCAAATCCAGCGCCTCCCACAGCCATCCCATGACTGCCTACAAGTGCACCGCCTGCGGCTGGTGGCACCTGGGGCAGCCAGCCAAAAAGCCCAAGCGGCTTCCCGTCGTTCGCAAAAACAACCACCAAGTGAGGTTTGCATGAATGCAGTCACCACCCAGGCCGAAACGTCGGCCCTCCCCGTCACCATGGGCTTTGGCGATTTGGCCAGCTTTGAATTCCTGCAGCGCAGCGCCAAGGCCTTTGCCAGCAGCACGATGGTGCCCGCGGCTTATCAGGCGCGTGTCCAAAAAGGCTACGGCGAGAACAGCACCTGGGAAGACAATCCGGCCGCAATACCGAACTGCATGATCGCTCTGGATATGTCGCAGCGTCTGCGAGCCAATCCGCTGATGGTGATGCAGAACCTTCACATCATTGAAGGGCGCCCCAGCTGGTCGAGCCAGTTCATCATTGCTGCCATCAACAGCTGCGGCCGCTTCTCCCCTTTGCGCTTCGAACTCAAGTGGCTAGCCGAGATCGACGCCACATACTCCACCTTCGAGTGGGTTACCGGAGGAAACGGCAGGCGTGTGAAGCAGGAGAAAAAGCACGAAGTCCGCATCAAGGATGCCCGCTGCGTAGCCTGGACCATAGAACGAGGCACGGCCATTCCCCAGTTCAGCCTGGATGACATGAAGGCCCACGGCAGCATCTATGGCTGCTGCAAACACTACGGCATACCTATTCTGGAATCTCCGCCGGTCACCATGGAAATGGCCGTAAACGAAGGTTGGTACGGGAAGAACGGAAGCAAGTGGCGCTCCATGCCCGACCTGATGCTGCAATACCGCACCGCAGCATTTTTTGGGCGCATCTACGCACCCGAACTGCTGATGGGGCTGCCCACCGCCGAGGAGGTACAGGACGTTTTTGTCCAGGATCCCGCCGGCAACGTCATCCATGCTGGCACCCAGGCCGTGCCCAAGAGCATGGGCGAGGCTGAGATGGTTCCAACCACCTTCGACCAGGCCCGATTCGATGCTGGCATGAACGCCTGGGCCAAGGCCATCGCCGATGGCGTCAAGACCCGCGATGAAACCCTGGGCTGGCTGAACGCCATCGCGCCCCTTACCGCCGCGCAGATCGAGCAGCTGGACGCAGCGGTCAAGGAGATGGCCCCCGCCTCGCTCAAGACCGGCGAAGACCCAAATGACGGCGCGCCCGTGGTGGTGCCGGCCAAGCTGGAGGCCGACATCAAGGCCTGTACCGACATCGACCGCCTGTATGAGCTAGGCAGCCTGATCGAGGCCATCGCCGACGACGCCGAGCACGACCGACTGACCGCAATTTTTGACGCCAAGCTGGCGGAACTGGAGCAAGCAGCATGAGCATGCAAACCGTATCCCTCGTCCAGGGCAGTCCCGAGTGGCACGCCCACCGCGCCCATCACTTCAATGCCAGCGATGCGCCGGCCATGATGGGCTGCAGCAGCTACAAAAGCCGCTCGCAGCTGATCAAGGAGTTGGCCACGGGCCTGACTGGTGAAGTGGATCCAGCCACGCAGCGCCGCTTCGACGATGGTCACCGCTTTGAAGCCCTGGCCCGCCCCCTGGCCGAGGAGATCATCAGCGAACCACTGTCGCCATGCGTGGGTGTCAACGGCATGTGGTCGGCCAGCTTCGACGGTCTGACCTTCATGCACGATGCCGCGTTCGAGCACAAGACGCTGAACAACACCCTGCGAGAGGTCATGCTGGAAGGCTGCACGGGCGCCGACTTGCCGCTGATGTATCAGGTGCAGATGGAGCACCAGGCCATGGTGTCCGGCTGCAAGCGCATCCTTTTCATGACCAGCGAGTGGGGCCCCGGCGGCGATCTGATCGAGATGCGGTACTGCTGGTACACGCCCAACCCGGACCTGCGCGCCAAGATCAAGGAAGGCTGGCTGCAGCTGGCCAAGGAGGTCGAGGCCTACGACCCTACCGCCGAACGCCCTGCCCCAGCCGTGGCCGCGCCGGTTGAAAGCCTGCCCGCTGTGGTGGTTCAGGTGAACGGTGCTCTGACAGTGGGCGGCAATCTGGATGCCTTTGGCGATGCGCTGCGCCAGTTCATTGCCCGCATCCCTGCCAAGCCAGCGACCGACCAAGAGTTTGCCGATGCGGAGGCTGCGGCCAAGGCTCTGAAGAAGGCCGAGGAGGCCCTGGCCGCCGCTGAAGATGGTGCACTGGCCCAGATCAGCGATGTGGAATTGATGCGCCGCACCGTGGCCGACCTGAAGAACCTGGCGCGCACCACCCGGCTGGCCACAGAAAAGCTGGTGGCTGCAGAGAAGGAGGCCCGCCGCACAGAGATCGTGACTGGTGCACAAGCGCAGCTTGACCAGCACGTGCAAGCACTGAACCAGCGCCTGGGCGCCAACTGGCTGCCTCGTATTGCGGGTGGATTTGCGGAAACGATCAAGGGCCTGAAGTCGCTGGACAGCATGCGCGACAAGGTGGCCGTGGCCCTGACCAATGCCAAGCACGATGCCAATCAGCAGGCCTACCGCCTGGAGGTCAACCGCGAGCACCTGGTGCAAGAAGATGGCGACTGGATCGCCCTCTTCGCGGACTTCTCCACCGTCGGCGCCAAGGCGGAAGAAGACTTCCAGGCCCTGGCCTCCCTGCGCATCGGCAACCACAAGCAGGCCGAGGCCGCGCGCCTGGACAAGGAGCGCGAGCGCATCCGCGCCGAGGAAGCCGCGCGCCTGGAGCTCGAGGCGGCGGCCAAAGCCCAGCAGGAAGCGGAACAGGAGCGCCTGCGCATCCAGCAGCAGGCCCAGCAGGAGCAGGCAGAGATTGCCAAGGCACAGCAGGCCGGTACGCTAGCAGCACCGGTGGCGCAGGACCTGGCCGGCCTGGTGCAGGACAAGGCCGTCGAGGACGTGGCCGGCATCGATGCGCAGCAGGCCATCGCCGCGGCGCAGACCAGTGCTGCTGCCGACGACGGCCAGACCATGACACTGGGCCAGTTGAACGCCCGCATGGAAAGCATGGGCCTGGGCAAGATCAGCGCAGCCACGCTGGAACACCACGGGATCCCGTTCACCAAAGAGCGCGCCGCGGTGCAGATCGCCAGCGCCAACGCACGCCGCCTGATGCTGCTGCTGTCCATGGGCTACCGCAAGCTGGCGGACGAACTCCAGGCAGTCGCCGCCTAAAAACAATAGCAACCAGCGCACACATAGTGGGCGCTTTCCCTTTTTTCAACAGGAGAAAACCGTGAACAAAACCGAACTGATTGAGCACATTGCCCATAACGCCGACCTGTCCAAGATGGGTGCCGCCCGCGCCTTGGAGGCCACGCTCTCCGCTGTGCGCCAAACGCTGAAGAAGGGTGGCAAGGTCCAGCTGACGGGCTTCGGCACCTTTGAGGTGAGCAAGCGCGCGGCGCGTACCGGCCGGAACCCCCGCACCGGCGAGCCCGTCAAGATCGCTGCAGCGCGTGTGCCCAAGTTCTCCCCGGGCAAGGCCCTGAAGGATGCGCTGAACTGACAGCGAAAAACGTAGCAACGACTGCAAGCCTGCTCTAACCAGCAGGCTTTTTTAATTCCTAAAGGAAACCGCCGAATGTTCCAACTCGTAGAGCCCACCCAGGTCACGATCACCAACGCCAACCCCCGCCGGGAACTGCACGGCGAGGAGAAAGTACGCGCCATTGATCTGGCCTTCATCCTCAAGGGCGACAACAAGCTGCTCGACCTGATCCAGGCCGGCTTGCGTGAACACCACTTCTGCAACCATGCGGCAGACGCCCAGCAAGAATCTTTGCTTCCCGACGAGCTGATTCCTCTGCCCAACCTGCGTCAGCCCAACCTGCCCACCACGTACCACTACCAGAAGGGCCTGAAGCTGCGGGGCTACCGCTTTGTGTGGGACTTCGGCACACAGGACGACTACGTGGACTTCCAGGACGCGGTGCTGGCCAACCTGCAGTACGAAATCTTCGAAGGTGGCAGCGTCGAGGTCAAAGGCACCATCCAGTACAACGGCGAGGAGCTGCAGGACAACATCCTCTACGGTGAGCTGTCGGGCCTGGCCTCGGAAGAACCCATCTTCATCAAGCTGCTGGCACCGGCCACGGCCCAGGTGGCCAAGAAGGGATACCGCGCTGGCAAGCCCGACACACAGCCTGCTGCTGGCAAGGATCCCAACCAGCGTGAACTGGAAGAGGACGGCCAATCCCCGGAAGACGCTTTCGCTGCTGCAGCCATGGGCCAGGTCTGGTCACGCGGCTGTGATGAAGAGAAGTTCGACAGCATCGATGACCTGCTGGAAGCGACGGGCGCTGAAAGCCCGCTGCAGGTTGGCGAGGAGCTGGACATCGAAACCGAATCGGGTTTGCTGCTGATCATCAAGATCACGGCGCTTGACGACGAGACCGACAAGGCCAGCTTTGAAATCGTGTCCCAGCTTCCCGTGGGCCAGGAAACAACCTGATCCGTTCACGCACCACCACCAAGCCCGCCACGTGCGGGCTTCTCTTTTGAGAGCAATCAGCACAGGGCCCTAGGGGCTCTGTCCTGATTTTTCTGATGGAGATACACCCATGCTTGCCAAAGCAAACGACCCTTTCAACACCACCAAGCCGCGGGCCAAGAGCGTTCAGCGCTCCACCATCCACATCGAAGACCTGGAGGTTGCCGACGATCCACCGCCACAAAAGCGCAGCATGGGCCCTGGCCGCTACGACGAGCTGTTTGAGTCCATGAAGCCCGGCCAGTGCATCAAGTGCGAGCCCGAGCACACCGGCGCGATCGGCAACGCTCTACGCCACTGGATCAAGCGCAAGCGCAAGAAGAACCTGGCCGTGCAGGCAGCCAGCCACTACCCGGCGTGCAAGGATAAATTGGGCCGCGTCTGGCTTGTGGCCGTGCCAGAGCCTGCCAGCGCCAAGCAGCCGATCAAGCGCTGAGCGGAACGCGCGTGCCGTCCTTGGCAATCATGGCGTCCCCCTCGGTCGACAGCACCAGCGGCACGCCCAGGAACTCCTGCTCCCAGCCAGGGTACTTCTTGAAGTTCATGGTGTCGTTGACCAGCTTTCGCGCAGCCACCAGCGCTTCCAGCGTGACCTGGGTCAGCTCAAACCGCTGGGGGTATGCGTTGTCGTTCGCCTTCCAGTGCTCACGCAGGGCACTGACCATGGAGTCGTAGATGTTGGCCATGGACGAAGTCTACGCGCCCAACATGCAGCGGTCTGAAAAGCAAAGCAGCTTACAGGTGCAGCTCTTCACCGCTTATGGGGTGCCTCCATTTGTTCACGCCGATCTCCTCTACCGGCTCTCCCGATTCGAGTTCATAGCGGATTGGTTTCAGCTGTTGAGCCTTTGCGCCTCTCGGCTGAGCTGGAACCAAATCAACCGTCCTCTTGAGCTTAAACACGGCACCGCTTTCTGACTTAACTGTGATGGATGTGCGTGAAGTCATTTCCGTCCTTTGTCTGTGCACGGGATGTGCAAACACCAGTTGATCACACACGCAGTTGATATCGACTGCGGTCAAATTTCGCCAACAGCCCGCCCAACGCGGGCTTTTTTCTTTCTGGACGCCCATGAAACGTGACAACTTCACCCTTGGCCTGGACCTGGGCCACGCGATTAAGCGCACCAGATCAATCTGGCGCGGCATGCGTGCCCGGTGCTCCAACCCTATGCATGTCAGCTACCAGCGCTACGGCGCGCTTGGCGTTGCTGTATGCCTGCGCTGGTCCGACTTCCAGATGTTCCTGCAGGACATGGGACCAGCACCGGTGGGCATGTCCATTGAGCGGCTTGACGGCAATGGCCCCTATGCACCGGAGAACTGCGTGTGGGCAACGCCAAAGCAGCAGGCCCGTAACCGAGCGAACAACGTGCTGATCGAGTTCCAGGGCAAGTCGCTGGCCATCGCGGAATGGGCAGAGATTTATGGAATGCAGACCGGCACCCTTTGGCGCCGTCTCAAGGCCGGCGCCTCTATGGAGCTCGCCGTATCGCGGCCTCTCTGCCGCGGGAAACCCATGACCGGCAAGCAGCGGCCACGGAAGGCAAAGGCATGAAACAAGCAGCCCCCCGGCAATCCGCTGGACCTGCCACGCATCGCCCTCTCGACCACCGCCCAGGTGCGGATGGTCGGCAACAGCGTCCCTCCGCCGGTGGCCGCCGCCCTGGTGCGGTCGAACTTTCGACATGAGGCGCTGCTGTACGCAGCCTGATCAACCAGCCCACCACCACGGTGGGCTTTCTTCTTTCTGGAGGCTTGATGACGAAAGTCGAATCCCCCGCCCTTCGCTACCACGGCGCCAAATTCAGGCTGGCGCCTTGGGTGATGCAGTTTTTCCCAGACCATCGGGTCTATGTCGAGCCGTTCGGTGGAGCGGCCGGTGTGCTGCTCCAGAAACCACGCGCCTACGCCGAGGTCTACAACGACTTGGACGACGACATAGCGAACTTCTTTCGCGTGCTGCGCGATCCAGAGCAAGCAGAACAGCTTATCCAGTTGCTGCACCTCACGCCTTATGCACGAGCTGAGTTCGATCTGTCCTATGAGGACTGCACCGATCCTGTTGAGCGCGCACGGCGCACAGCGGTGCGTGCAGGTATGGGCTTCGGGTCAGCCGGCGCCACCAAGGGGGTGACGGGCTTTCGCATTGACACGGCCCGGCTCTATGGCACGGCCCAGCACCTCTGGACTCGATACCCTGGCCAGCTTCCTGCCGTCATCGAGCGCCTGCAAGGGGTGCTTATCGAGAACAGGCCTGCGATCGAGGTCATGCAGCAGCACGACACGCCAGATACGTTGCACTTTGTGGATCCGCCCTACGTCTTTGGAACACGCTCACAGCGCAATGTGGTGCAAGGCTGCTACCGGCACGAGATGACCGACGAGCAGCACATGGAACTGCTGGGTGTGCTGAAGAACCTGCAGGGCATGGTCGTTCTGTGCGGCTATGCCTCCGAACTGTACGAGCGTGAATTGGCGGATTGGCAGGCGCACACCACTGGCAGCCGCATCTCTGCCGGCCGCGGCACTGCCGTCAAAACAGAAGTCCTGTGGATCAACGCCGCCTGCCAGCAACGCCTGGCAGCGCCACCCGCTTTTCAGCGGGCGCTGGAGATCTAGCTCGAGCAAACAACAACCCCAGCCCGCGTCAGCGGGCTTTCCTTTTTGGAGCGCACATGAGCACACCACCCATCCAGGGCCAGCAGCCCACCCCCATCAAGCGCTGCGGCAGCTGCGGCGCACCTGTCCACCAAGAGCCCGCCGAGGGCGAAGGCCTGCCCTGCGGGCATTGACCACGGAGAACACCACCATGACAGATTTAACAATGAGCCAATTCGCAAGCAAAGATGACCTGCTGGCTGCGCAGGCTGCGCGCATTGCCGAGCTGGAATCCCAGCTGGAGGCCATCGGCGCCGGTGGCGTGGAGCCGCTGCGCAAGCAGGTAGCAGCACCGCAGGCAGTGCAGCCCGCCGTTCCAGATGGATGGCAGATGGTGCCGGCAAAGCCAACGGAAGCAATGGTAGGCGCGATCATGTCAGAGGGCGAAGTAGATGCCGTAGCTGGATTAGCACCAGAGCTTCGGCCAATTCTTTTGGAGCGTGCCGGGATTGCAGCGCGCTATACCGCCATGCTCGCTGCAGCCCCCGCGCACCCCGCAGAGGGAGTGCCAGCGCAGGCCAGCGAGTGGGATGGGAAGCTGCCAGAGCGTTTGCAGAGTGTGTTGAACGCATTGCGCTTGGAATTGCCGGCAGCAGTGGTGAATGACGTTGAGTTTGAGGTGCGCAGCCACTACGAAGCCATGCACACATCGATCTCCACGTTGAGGCGCATGTATGGCGCAGCCCGTGATCGCCTGGAGGCGATTGACGCCGCGCAGCCAGACCCATTTGCCGCCACCCAGCCAGCAGCGCAGGGGATGGATGCGCTGGGCGCACATGGGCATCAGGAGCGAAGCGCATGACCAAGAAGCAGCAAGCAAGACTTCGCCAAGTAAAAGCTAGATGGCCCAGGCTACTTCTTCTTGCCTACAAACAGGATCCTGCGAATAACGACTTTTGTTTGGTGAAGTTTTCATTTTGCAAGAGAAGGAATCACACATGACCCGCAAACGCGACATACGCAAAGCGCGCAAGCAGCGCGACGAAGAAAAGCACCAACCCCAGCCCCGCCACTGAGCGGGGCTTTTTAATGGAGATTTCCTTATGAGCAATCTATTCCTGCATGAGGATGAGCTCAAAGTGCTTACTGGACGAAAGCACAAATCCCGCCAAATTGAGCAACTGCGATCCATGGGAATACCATTTCGCGTCAACGCCACTGGCCACCCAGTTGTGACTCGCGGTGTCGTTGAAGGCCGGAAAGAAGAACCGCCAAAGCCAGAAACCGCACGGTGGTCACCAAGAGTTGTGGGGGTGAACTGAAATGGGCCGAAAACCGAGCCGATGGGCAAACCTACCAAAGGGCATGCGCGCGCGTGAGCGCGGGCAAAAGATCCACTACTACCTCGATACTGGTGGCAAGCCGCGCAAGGAGATTGCACTGGGTTCGGATTATGTTGTTGCCATTCAGAAGTGGGCTGAGCTGACCACTGCCCAGCGCGAAGCCGGCAGCCTCAGCAATTTCGTTGAACTCGCCGTGCAGTACAAAGCCAAGGTCTTTCCTACCAAGGCTGTACGCACACGCTCCGACAACGAAAAAGAACTGGAATGGCTGCTTAAATTCTTTGGCGATCCTCCTGCACCGCTCGACAGCATCGAGCCCCTTCACGTGCGCCAGTACATGGACTGGAGGACTGCTGAAGCACGCAAGCAGGCAGAAGCCAAAAATGCCGAGCGTGTGGCCTCAGGACGGCCCAAATCGGATATTCCAGCAAACATCGGCCAAGTCAGAGCCAACCGAGAGAAAGCTCTGTTCTCCCACATGTGGAACTTCGCGCGCGAACAAGGGCTGACCAAAGCAAGCAACCCATGCTCAGGCATCCGCGGATTCAAAGAGCAAGGCCGCGATGTAGTGGTCAGCGATGAAATGCTGGCTAGGATCATGGAGCACGCATCTGCACCGCTGCAGTTCGCTTTGCGGCTGGCCCACCTGACAGGCCAAAGACCAGCAGATGTGTTGCGCATGAGCGAGAGCCATATCTCACAGGGACTGCTTCATGTGCGCCAGGGCAAGACTGCGGCCAAGCTGCGCATTGAAATCAGCGGCGAGCTTTCCGAGCTGCTGTCGGAAATCCAAGCCTACAAGGCGCAATTCAAGGTGCGAGCGTTGTCTCTACTGGTCAATGAGTCAGGCCACACCCTGACCAAGCACATGCTGCGCGACCGCTTTGACGAAGCCAGAGAAGCGGCAGGCATTCCCAAGGCAGAGTTCCAGTTCCGAGACCTTCGCGCTACAGCAGCAACTGCCGTCGATGACAGCTCTGGCATCCGTGAGGCTCAGGCCCTGCTAGGACACACGACGGAGGGCATGACAGCCCATTACATCCGCCACAAGATCGGGAAAAAGGTGAAGCCGCTCCGTTGA